TGACCCAGCGTTGAAATAATTATATTTTTCAATATCAACCTATCTAACTGGAGGACCCCCCCCCCTAATGAAAACCAATGAAATTGCACTGCGGCCTATCCACTATGCCTCCGTGTCTGGCGGCAAGGACTCTCTGTATATGATGAAAATTATACTAGAGAACCCGCAAAAATACCCCCTGGACATGGTGGTAAACTTTGAACTGGAAATAGAATGGCCCTTTGTATATGACAGCGTCAAGGCTATCCGTAATATGTGCGAGGCCCTGGGCATCCCGTTCAAATCTATCCGGCCCCGAAAATCCTGGGATGAACTATATCAAAAGTGGGGCATGCCTAACCGCAAGGTGAGGTGGTGTAATAGGCACTACAAACTAGATTGCAAGGCCCAACTAGAGGAATGGATAAAAGGGCAGTCATGCCGCCCGGTCGCATATATAGGATTTTGTGCAGATGAGGTCAAGCGGTTCAAGTATAAGGTAGGGACCTGGAACCCTGAAGAAAATCAAGATGTCTGCTACCCCCTGGCTGAGGAGGGAATTGTAGAGGACACTATATTGGAGTGGGCCCGGACCCAACCAATGTTCGGTGACTGGTATAAGGTTTTCAGGCGGCAGGGCTGCTGCTTCTGCCCGTTCCTATCCACAATGGAAATTGCCTATATGGCCAAACATTTCCCGGACCGCTGGGAAAAGTTTATCAAGTGCGTGGAGGAGTATGAACAAAAATTCAAGCGGTCCTGGAAAACAGACTATGATGCGGCAGGACTAAAAAGACGGGCCGAAGGAATTTGGCGCAAGCGGCTAGACTTTGCCGAACAAGGGGCTGGCCTAGAGGAATTCAAATTCAAGTTTGCCGTGTGGGCCCGCCAGGAGGTCCCGCCAGACAAATAAGGACTTGTTGTGCCTCCGTGAGCCTCCGGCTGAACGCCGGGGGCTTTTTCGTAAATAAAATTTTACTATTCTACCCCTACCCTTTTCATGCGTAAAGAGTTATATTTATAAGCGTTAAAGGACAAAATCAACCGGGCCTCAGGCCCAAAGGACTAGAACCATGAAAAAATCTATCACTACCAACGACACCATCGCCTTCTGCCACCACCTGGAACAGATGATTGAAAACTGCGGGCTGTTCGTAAAGTATGATGCTGCTCAGGCCGCCCGCCTCGCCACGGATGCCTGGAGAATGATAGCCGTGGCCGTTAAGTTCCACTGGAGTGACAGTGCCAAAGAGAGTGCCCGCAAGGCCGTGGTCAAGTTCCGTGATACCATTCCCCAGGACCACTACTATGCCGGCGTAATGGGTGATTTTCTCAATGATACCTATGCGGCATTCACTGGCAAGGCTTGCAAGGAGGCCTAAAATGAAGTTCAAGACGATACTCAATCATATGGCCCCGAAAAAGACCCGCCGCCCGGCTATCAAATACCGCCACACGGAGTCCGGGGAGGTAAAGACCAAGGCCCAGTGGATTAGGGAACTGGCCCCCATTGCTAGGGACCAGCGGGACGGGTTTGAATTTTCCGCCACGGACCTCTTCAACGCTGAAGTGGAAGATGGCAAACTGATTCAGGTTAGGGGGTAGAACCATGGGACAAAGACTTGTTAGAACTGACAAAAACGGGACCCAGTATTGGGTGGATGACCGCTGCCCCAAGTGCGGCGGGACCGGGTATATTGAGTGCTATGCCTACCATGACGGGGGCATCTGCTACCAGTGCGGCGGCTCCGGGTATGGGCAGACCTCCTGGAAGGTCTACACCCCGGAATATCAAGCCAAGTTGGATGAACGCAGGAGGCTCAAGGCAGAGCGGGACAAGGCCAAGTTTGAAGAGAACATTGCGGAATATCGCAAGGAACTGGGCCTGGCTGAAAACGGCCTCTGCTATATCGTGATGGCCAAGACCTTCGGGAAAACAGACGAACTCAAGGCAGCCGGGGGCCGCTACAACGGCAGCTGGTGGTATCTGGACCACCCGGATGCGGCCTGGGACACGGAGGAATATGACCCCAAGGGCATCCTGGTCAAGGACTATAAGAAAAAGGAACTCAAGTGGGACCGGGACCCGGATGAAAATGGCACCTTTAAGTTTGTCACGGATGACATCTGGGCTGCCCGCCGCAAGGCCGGGAACCTCGCAACCACTTCGGAGTTCTATGGGTCTGTGGGGGACAAGGTCAACCTAGAGGTCACCCTGGAACACACATTCTCCTTTGACTCCACGGACTGGATGGGCCACGATGTAACCAAGCACGGCTACAAGATGACAGACGGGGAGGGTCACCACTTTGTATGGATAACTGAGAGCAACCAGGACCTGCAGCTGTTCCACCTAGCCACCGGGACCCCGTGGGGGTATAACAACAGCCACATGAAGGAGGTCCTGCACGGCCTCCGGGTCATCCTAAAGGGCCGGGTAAAAGGACATCAGGAGCGGGAGGGCCTAAATGAAACAACCCTCACCCGCTGCAGCATTAAGCCCGTGGTGGTCAAGACTGAAGAGGAATGGGAGGCAGAACAAGCCGCCCAGAACCCTCCGGGAACGGACCCAATGAAGGCCCTTAACTCCCTCCCGGCCATCTGCTAACCCACCAAAAAATTCTAGTCCTAAACAAAAGCGGCCCCCAGGAATTATCCTGGAGGCCTTTTGTCACTCCCCGGCGACAAAATACCCACCCAAAAACCCACCTTTAAGGCCCAAGCCTATTTCAGGGGTAAAGTTATACAGCCCCGGCCTCAATCATTTGCTAGGGCATGCGTAAAGTGGCAAAAAGGTCCGCCCGTGAGGATAGGGGCCGCACCCGAACCATCCCAGTGGAGGTCGCAGCCGTTTTAGACCCGGAGCCGCCGCCCCCGGCCTCTAGGTGCTGACGGGGGCCCACCGCAATACTCACATGGGTGATAGAGGCCTCAGACTTGCCCCAGAAACACAGGTCAGAGGCCGTTTCAAAGCCCCGTGGGACCTTTACCCACCCGTGGGCTAAAAGGTGCTTGTAGAGTGTCTTTGCGGAGTAGTCTGACCCATTAGCCAGGACCCCAACGGCCTGAAGGCACTCAACCACTAGCCCGGAGCAGTCAAACCCACCGGCGTTTTTCCCGGAGCCGTTGCCGCCCCAGATGTAGGGCCGCCCAATAAAGCACTTTGCATATTCAACCAGGTCCATCAGGCTGCCTCCATAGGGGACCAATGAACACTCACGAGGTCCCGGACCCCGTAAGAGTCCCCGCCCCAATGTTCGTCACCGCCCGCAAAAATCTCAACGGCCTTGTCGGCAGCACCTGCCAGGAACCGGGACATGCCCCAGCACCTCCAGATACCCCGCAGGATGTCGTCAACCTCCTCACGGGACAAGTTCATCATCTGGTCCGAACCAATAATGGGGACCCGGCCCCGGAGTAGGTAAAGGACATCGTGGGCCGTGGGGGCAGCGTTGTATTCATCGTCACCTCTGCGCCACTTCGGGACTAGGTAGGAAAAGGGCCACGGGACAGAGGCCCCGTCAGTCTTGTATCCGGGGAAAAGGCTGATGGATAGGTAGCCCCGCCAAATAGTCCCGTCCACCAGGGTCCGGGCTATCGTGAGGATAATGTGGCCCCCGGCGTTAAAGGTAAAAGGCCCCGCCCCGCTAACTAGCAGCGGGCCCACATTCACTTTTTCAACAGTCACTTTATTGCGTTTCATAGGCCCAAGCCTCCTTCAGCCCCGGCAGGGAGTCCCTTGGCCCCCTGAACAATCCCAATAAGGGTATGGAGCAGGTCATTGGTCTTGTCCAACTTGTTATCAATCCGCTCAAAGTCCCGGCTGCCCTCGTCAAGCCTCTTCTCAAACACGGCCCCCTGCTTTTCTTGAACAGCAAGGCGTTCCCGGAGGTCCGCCAATTCTTGTTCATAGGCAGCCTTCTGATGTTTGGCCAGGGCCTCAGTCTTGTTAGCCTTCATGACGGCCCCAATAGAGGTAATGATGGTGCCTATCATCGTGCCGCAAGCCGCTATGTCAATGCCCGTAATATCCATTTTACGACCCTATGACTGTCATCGCATCCGAAGCCTGCTCCGCCCACAACTCGGCCTTCACCTTTATAGAGGATAAAGCCCAAATAATTGTGTCCGCATAGGGAAGAACGATTTGCAGATGGATGTCTCGGACATCCGGCAAAGGCGACCTGGTGCTGCCCGGCACATCAACCGAACCAGACCAGTGTGTAGGGATTACTGCGTTGGACCCGGTAATTGCGCCAGCGGCATCGTGGAAAATTCGCTGGAAATGACCATAGACCGAGTCAGTGCCTTTGTCTATGTCATAAGCCATAACTACCAAGTCCTGCACATAGCCAGGAAGAAGCGTGCCGCTGTCCGAGTAGGTCAGGTCAAACCTAAAATCAAACCTGCCACCATATCCCTTCGGGACAGCAAGTTTTACCAAGCCTTCATTTCCAACCAGCGAGCGGTTTTCTATGCTAACCCAGCCCGTGGAAGCCTTCAAGAACTTTCCGGCAAGCAGCCCCATTTCCGCAGCCCTTGAACGCTGCCCCAGCGGGTTGGTGGGGCGCACTATGTAAATGAGGTCGGTGTCCTGCAAGTCCGTGAGCCTGGGTAGCATAGACAAGGCAATCGGCGCATCGGGTATTTGTCTGTTGTAAGGCATAGGGGAGTTCCTCCGTTTAAGTTATCCGTAAAGGTTTAGTTTATTCCAAAGTGATAGTTCCATTCAATTTTCCGGATGATAGGTCAGTGCAGTTTTCGCCATTGGGAGGATTCGGTGGGCATGGTTCACTCCTTTGTTTGAATTATTGCCGCAAGAATTGTTCGGACATTTATTGGTCAGCCTTTAATAAATTTTACTTGCCAAATATCTGTCTCATCCAGTCCACTTTCGGTCAAACTGGCATCTTCAATCGCATTGATGTACATGGTGCCGTTGTGGAAGAAACAAGACTCAATTTCATAACCCTGCATATACATAGACTGGGCGTCAAGTTGCAGATGGTTCTGGAGGTCTATCACGATGATGCCACTGGAACGCATCTTGTAGAGGTAGCCGTTCGCACCTATGCACCCGCCTTGAGCCGTAGCGACATACGGCAACGTGTAGTAGTCAAGCGCATCGTTTTCCGTGAGCGACACATCTCCCTGCGACAAGGTCGGCATCGTAAACTTTGCGATGACGTACTCCGTCACGTTATCGGGGTCGGTTCTGTCAAGGCCGACAACCCACAGATAGCCATCGTTGCCAAGGAACGAATCGCCAGCACTCAACTTGTAGTCGGAAGATACCGCAGGGAGTGTTATGGTCTGCACGAGGTCAAGAGAATAGACTCCGTCATTGACAAGTATGCGGTAGACGAGAACGCAATGCTCCGTGTTCTTTCCCTGCGATGCGTAAAGCAACGGATACGGGTCGTCCACATCGTACTTTTCAGTACCGAAGAATAGCGAGTTGTTATGGTAGTTTACGTTGTTCTGGTCAAACTTGCCAGACTGGAGAACCTTAAAATGGTTCATATCAATGAAGGCGAGTTGCTTGTGGTACTGTGAGTCACTCATCACAACACAGAGGCCGTCACTTGTACAACCTGCGCCCTGCGAGCCGTTCATCACTCCCTTTAATACCCTACGCAGTTCTATGCGCTTCCCGCTGTTTACTGCGCCAAAGTTGAAGAGGCTCTCGGTGAAGGTGGAAGCCATTGAAGCGAATGTTTCGTCAGAGTGATTTGCACGGAGAACATCACCTCCGTATCTTTTGCCACTTTCGGCAATTTCCCTAACTTCACGAACTTCTCCATATTCGCCTTCATCAAAATTAACGCTGAATGGAGCAGAACCTACTGCAATAACATAAGATGTACTGAGGTAAGCACGGATGGAGACAACGGGTTTGTCGTAAGGACCGAAGGCAACAGATTCACCGGAAATAAGGTACTTTGAGTCCTCGTATGAATTATCCGCAAACGCTGGGCGATACCCGAACCCGTGCCCACTTTGGACAACTCCAGTTATATCACCGCACGTTATCGTGAACACCTTACCCGCAGGGATGGGCTGCTCAAGCATAACTTGATAATCCACTCCATCTGTCTTGGTGACAAATTCAAGGCTTTCAGTCACGGGCTTACTTTCCGTTCCGTAGAGGTAGTCTACCTTTTTGACGGATTCTGTAAGAATACCTTTCTGCTCGGCAACTTTCTCCCAAGAAATAGACCACTCGGCCTTCCCGCTTGTAGAAATGTACGTCTTGTTGATATAGCCGTATACAGAGTAAATATCTTTCGTTTGTGGAGGAATTTCAACCTCTCCATTGTATACACTCTGCTGCCATACAATGTTGTTATCTACGTCACGCAGCCTCCAATTTATACTATGAACACCACTAATCAATGCGCTATAATCGTCAATGGATAGCGTGATGGTCTTTCCCGCAGGGATAGGAGTGTCAAGGTTTACAATGTAGTTACTAGATGAAGAACTCATCACAAACGAATGCTCTTCCTTTTCAATGACTGCGGGCTTCCCGAACATCTCGGTCGCCTGCTCTTCAAGTTCTCCCGTCTTCTCATCAAGGGCTTCAATGTCGCCTAAAAAACTCGCACCCGTCTCGTAGTCAAGGACAAAGTCCACAGTCCCGCCCTGCACGATGTCATCCTTGTTGCGGTATAGACCGAAGGATACCGCCTCCTTGTCAAGCGGATAAATCACTTCCCCATTCGGGAATATGGACTGCGTGTTTCCGATTATGTCGCCATTGGAGTCCCTGAACCTTACCGAAACGGAGAGGTTTCCCGTGATGCTTCCAAAGTCTCCCGCAGTAACCTTTACTCTAGTTCCCGCAGGGATTGGGTCAACGAGCGTGTACGTGTACGAAGATTGCGAGGTGCTAAAAGTCACGCTTTCTGTTACGCTGTGGCTTGTGCTGTTGTCATATCCGTATAGTTTGTCCGTGAGAGAAGTCCGCTCTACTTCCGAAGCGTTCCATGCACCCGCAGAATGGCCTACCTTGAAGCGGTAAGTCTTTCCCTCATATACGACAAGTTCACCTTCTTCAAAATCATCGCTAGTGTTGAACGCTTTTGCAACGTTTCCGGCAAGTGCATTCTGCGCCGTCACCTCCAGCAGGTCGTCCTTGCTCATCTTCGCTGTCCCGCTGGGTCCGTCCACGGGTATCACGTCGCCAGTGCGAAAAGCGGTGATGCTTGTCGCCCAGTCCTTAATCCTTTTGAATAACATAATTTTTGCCCTCCGTTTAATTTGTTTCAAAACTTTCGTTCGTTGTTAAATAGTCAATCCCGACCACCACGTTGTCCGCATCGTCCACAATTAGGTAGCCTTCATCGTCCACCATAGCGTACTCGGTATCCGGCCATCGCTGGTCCACGACAATCGGCTGCCCGTTATCCTCCAGGACTATGAGCCCCCAGGGCTCCCCGTCCTCGCAAGAGAGGAAGGTGCCCGGAGCGGCATCAACGCCACTGGTATAGTAATCACTCAGGCCTCCTGGCAGGTCTTGTTCGGAGTGCTCATATAGCACAAAGTAAAGACCAGCTGGCCAGCAAGGATAAAGGCCAATTTCAGTCTGGCTAAATTCCAGCTGAAGGACCCGCCGCAGGGCCTCATAGGTGGGTAGCCCTTCGGAGTAGTTGCCCTGGAGTATGCGGACCAGGTAGGCCTCATCAGTCTGCCCCGGAACCCGCTCAACCCCTACCAGGGCACCAATGTAATCAAGGGCCGGGCCTACTGCCTCCTCAAGGTTCAAGGCTCCCCGGATTTCAAACCATGCCTGCTCTATGTCGTCACACTGCTTCAGGCAGACATCAATCAATGCCCGGAGCCTCGTGGAACCCTTGTATTGTTCTAATACATAGGGGTCGCAATAGTCATGGTAGGAACTTATGGGGACCAACTCAGCCATTAGGTAGTCCTCACCAAAGCAATCCGGGCCGCAGCCAGGGTAGCATAATCAGCCGGGGCAATCGGTATAACTGCGGACCCGTAAGAGGGGGTGCCCTCTGCCGTGTCCGTAATAGCAACAAGGATGGTAGACGGGCCAATGCCCGTGGTGCCATCGTAAAGGCCGCCCTTGATGCGGTCTGGGATGACATCCTTGCCCATAGAATACTCATTTTCAGCCCAGTTCAAGAGGGCCGCCTTGATTTCATCGTCAGTCGGGGCCAGTTCCTCATTGTAAAGGCTGTAGGTGACCTTCACCCAAAGATACCGGGCCTGGGGGCGGCTAAAGGCTATCACCTGCTCATCGCCGGCATTGTCAACAATCGTCACTTCGGTGTTCCCGTAAGATTGGATGCCGCTGGGCTGGTTCTCATAGATACACTGGGCCACGGCCTCATCACTGCCGCCAACCACTAGGCTCTCAAAAGACTTCGGAGGGCGGCCAGTGGCCGGGTCAGTGGTCATAGTGCGGTTACTCTTTACCACTGCCGTAATAACTCCCGGAACCTCCTCAACAATATGGGAGGCAATAGCCGGGTCAGTTCCCCTGGCCCGGATAGCCCGGACTGCGATGGCCCTGCGGAGCCTCAATTCATAGTCACTCTCAATATCGGTCCCAGGTGTTCCCGCAGTGTAGTTATACACCGCAACCCAGCCACTTACGGCATCGGGAATAGCAGTGAGTTCACCCACCTCGCAGGTCTGGGTCCCGGTGGACACGGCAGTAAAGTCGCCCTCAGCCCCGGCCCAAATATCAAAATCATCCGGGAGGGTCCCGGTAATGCCCACGGATGACCCGTCAGCCTTAAACACCCGGAGGCCCCTGGGGGTAAGTTCCGCAGAACCTCCCGCCGCAGTCACCAGCGTATACAGACGGGCCAAGTTGGACTGGTCCGTGGAGTTATTGAGGGTTACATCGCCAAAGGTAAAGTGAAAAACATAGTCTGTATTTTTCTGCGACCCATCGTCAATAATCAAAAGTTCACCGCAAGCCGTGCGGTCAATCGTCACCCCTTCATCCAGGTCAAACTCTAGGTTGCCACGGGGCCTCATTGCGGATGAGCCCGCTGGAATAGATGCAGTGGCCTGGTCCGTGTATAGCATAGCCCGGACCTGACAAGCCGTGGCTGACTTGCGGCTGATGTTAGACAATACTGCCGCCCAATCAAGGGCCATACCCGTAGCCTGGGCCGGGTCCCGGCTCACAAACACCTCCTGGGCCAGTTCCCAGTTGCTAGATAGGGCGAGGGACAGCTGGCTGATGAGGAGTCCGTTGGGGGAGTCCACGGAGGTTTCAAAAGACGGGCCAAATGCCTGCTTTAGGGCTTGCTCTATCTCAAGCCTTATTTCCTGAAGTGTCTTGCGTTTCAGGCCCGCCGGGGTGACATAGGTGCCCATAAATCAGATACTCCCTTCAACAATAGTGCCGTCATCGGCCTCTGCCTTAAATATAACTTTATATTCACGGGAACGGGTTGAAAAATCTACTGAAAAGTCAATAATTTTCTTCACCCCCTCAACTCCCTGGATAGTAGCAACTAACAATGCCTTGACCCTCCGCAGGTCCGGGTTTTTCTTTAGGACTTCGGCAAAATACGGGACACCCACAGAGCGGTCCAGGTAGCACTCCCCCTGGAATGTCTGAAGGCGGTGCCGGACCCGCTGGCAGATAAGGTCCCCCAGGCGGTCCTTTGTGAAGTCATCCCGGCGGGCTATATTCCCAGTGGAGTCCAAGAAAATGTCCCAGGTGTTAGTGTCTAAAGCAAGTTGCATAAATTACCTCGTTTTAACGGGCCGGGCGGGGTGGCCTCCAAACCAGTCTGGCCCTCACCCCGGCGGCCCTATTCCTCATGATAAGGACCCCGTGCCGGAGCCAGACCCGGTTCCAGCAATAGTCCCTGCCCCGCCCCCGGCGGGAGTTGCGCAAGTCCCCGTCACTGTAGTGCTAACAGTGGTGCTAACAGTGGCGGTCTTGATATAGGCATCAATCACTGCTGCTAGTTCATCTGCCAGGTTGCCCATAGCAGCCTCCGGGGCATCCTTCGGGTCCTCTGTGAGGTTGTCAACCTGGTTCTTGGCCTGAGCCTTCAGCAGGGCAGTCTTTAGGTCTGATTTAAATTTTGTCAAGTTAAGGGCCATATCACTGAACCTCCGGGGGAATAGGGGCCGGGGTGGCCGGGGAGGTCGGGCCAACCGCAGTCGGGTGAACATGATTTTTAAGCGACACGCCGGGGCCAGCGGGCTTGGGGCCTACATAGACATCATCCCGCACCAGCATATCCTTTTCAACTACCACCTGGCCGTTCAGGACAATCTTGGGGGCGGTGATAGTCATCGTGCCCTTATCATCCACGGCCATACGGGCAGAACCCTCCTTGCGGGTAGGCCTGAGGCCCGGAATAGCAATGGCAGAATTTAGACCAAAGCGGCTAGGCGTTCCGGGGCTGACTACATCGGTGCCTTTACTCTCAATCCAGGCTGACAAATCAGCCTCAGAAAAGATTAAAAGCACTTCATCATCCGGGGCAACCGGGAACTCAATATCAAACGCCGTGGTGGAGGGGAAAATGACCGGGACCCGCTTGAGTTTAGGCAGTTCCAACTCCACCCCGTTGTCCATCGCCATACGGACAGTGGGGACTACCTCAGCCAGGTGGGTCTTGGGGTCATAAGACACTATCTTGGCGGGCATAGCCGTGTGGACCACGCCCAGCGTGCTAGCCATATAAGCAGACAAAGCAGATGCTAGTGACATAGTTTTAAGCCTCCACCAATTCTAGGCCCATTACAAAGGTCACGCCCTCATAATTACCACCCCGGATGGTCATATGGTCCACCACAAACAGCCCGGAGTGTTCCGGGGTATCTACCTGGACTAGGCTATTGGGGCGAACTTTCGGCATCATTAAGGTCTGGGCACTCAGGGTCTTTTTAAGGGATGTGAAAACCTTTTCCAATTCCTCATATACATTCTTTGAGGCCTCCGTGGTGATGATGACCTTTTTGTTCTTGCCTTTACCCGTGGTGGTCCTTTTCGTCTGGCCCATCTCATCAATCCTACCACGGGCCGCTGCGATATAGTCCGTGGTGTCCTTGATAGATAGGAGGCCCGCCCCATAATGGAGGTATGCCAGCGTGTAGGTGCTATCTGCCTGGGTGGAATAGACAACTAATTCAGCCAGGTCAATATACAGCCCATACCCATGCGCCATAAGGTCCCGGCCTATCCGTTCAATAGCAAGGCCAACCGGGCCTACAAACGCCCAGCCCTGCGGGAATGTAATGCCCTTTGCATTTTCTGCCCCAATCGGGACTAGGCCCAGCCGTGCCCCAATCTCAACTACAACCTCGTCAGCCGTGGCTCCGGGAGCAAAATTTAGCACCACCGGGGTAGATGTAAAGGGCTTGTCAAGGGACCGCAAGGACATAGCCATAACAGAGGTCACTATGTCTGCCCCTGTCCTCACGGAGGTCACGCCCACAATATTGCCCTGGTAAATAAGGCCCTCACCCTCATCCTTATACCCAGCATACACTAGGAGGTTAGACCCCCGCTGCAGCACCCTTCGGATAAAGTCGGGAGCTGCATTGTAGATATTCAACTTGGCCTCGTTGTCATTAAAGACACGGGACCGGGTGATGTTAAAGTCCACATGGAGGCTGGTGAGTTCCACTTCGGTATAACTGCCCCTGCCGGGTCCAGTGGGGGTCCGAACTACTACACGGCAAATCCTATCCCAGGCCATGGGCAGCCTCCCATTTCTTTACATCCTCAGGGGCAAGCCAGAACAGCCCCCAAGAGTCCCCCAGGCCTTCATAGGGTATCGGGTCCGGGGCATTCCCGGACAACGGCAGGGCAATAAGGTCCCCGTCAATAGGCGAGAGGGCCTGGTGCTCCCGTAAGATAGGCCAGCGGGGAACTACCTTGAGGCCGTTCAGGACTTTTCCCCCGGACTCAATATCAGCATACCAAAAGCCGCTCCGGGTGTTCCACCGCAGCGTGAGCATAATCACAGCCCGCTCAGGTATAAGCACCTGAAATTGCTGGTCCGCAGAAATAGTCGGGTCAAAAGGAATTTTCATCATGGGACAGCCACCTCCCCAAAGGTCAGCTGGGCCTCCTCTTGAGCAGTGGCCCCCGTTCCTACCTTCTGCCCGGAGTTCACCTGGACCGCAGACTTTTGATTGATAGTAGATTTCATATCACGGGGTTGGACCTGAGCCGTGACCTTTGTTTCCCGCAACTTTACCTTGGTCACCTGCTCATAGTCAATATCAATCTCAAGGGCATCGCCCGTGTCCCCGTCCCTGACTGTCTCAACCCTAGTCAGGGCCATATCCTCATAGACCTCTAGTGAGGTGACAACCTTCACCAGTTCCCTCTTTTTAACGAGGTCCTTGAGTTTTTCCCAGGCATCTGCTGCCCGGTTGGGGAGGGTCTTGCGGGCCTCCTGCCCCTGGGCATAAATTTCCTCCCAGGCTGCTTTGGCGTCCCCTTCAGCAGTGGACAGCGAAAAGTTAGACACTAATGCTCTCATAGTCCCGGAGCGGGGCAGGATAGTGATGTGGTCACTAATCGTGGACCCATCTTGAACCGGGTGCTGGGTTACAGCAGCATTGAGGGCATGAGTTTCAGTCAAGATTAAGTCTAAACTAATTTCACCCACGCTCCACCCGTCTGCCCGGTAAAACAGACTCACCGGGACAGTGGGCTCAAATCGGCCACTAATAGCCTGGTCAATTGCCTGAAGAACACTTATCACATGGCCCCCACAATTAAGGATTTCAAACGGATATTGAAGGCTGCGTCAATAGCCTGGTTGGCCAGCTGGGCTACATCAGCGGCAGTCAGCCCGGTCTGGGTGTTCTTATCAGCCGGGGCGGCAATCTCAAAGTCAAACTTGTTATCAATCTTGACTGTCTTGTTAGACTCCGTGATGGTCTGCTGGACCCCCTGCGAGGCAGCCCCCTTGGCCCTAGCAGTGGACCACTCAATCCCACGCACCTTCTTGTATAGGGCAGCCCCCTCCTCATACATCTTCTGGGCATCCTTATAGTCCTGGGAGGCCTTATCAATTGCGGCCTGGGATGCTCCGGGCTGGTTCACGAGGTCCTTGAGTTTCTTTTCTGAGTCCTTATATACACGCTGCCAAAATTGCATATAACCTTCGGGACCGCCCATCATGGAATAGGCCCCCTCACCCTTCTTGAAGTCTTCAATGGTCTGGGCCTCAAATTCTTTACCCAGCTGCTTGGGGGCCTCAATTACAAAGTAGTCATACAACTCCTTGACCGCTGCCAATCCTGCCAACAAGATGTTAAGGGAACCCAGGACCCCGGTGAATGCGGCCTTCATTCCTGCCCCAAAGCCTTTAGCGGCCTGGGTAGCAGAGAACATGCCTGCCTTGAGTAGTCCCGTGGCGGTCAACTGGTAGTTAGCAGCGGCCCCGGCGGCAAGGTGAGCCCGCTGAAGGAAAAGGGTGGCAGCAGCATATGCCCGTGTCTGAGTGATGGCTGAAGTTAGCATCACCCGGAGGCGTGGGCCAAAAATCATCAGAAACAGTGGCGAGAGCCTTTTGAGCCAGGTGGTCAGAGTATCTACCAACCCGGACAAGTCCCCAATCATAGCAGCCACTTTCTGTGCCCCGTTTACAATCGGGGTCCAGTCAATAGCAATAGCAAAATCTGCCATCTGCTTCATCAACGGGAAAAAGGCCTCAGCCATGTTCTGAAGGGCCGTTTCAAAATTGTCCTTTAGGGTGGACAACTTACCAGCCAGTGTCTGGCTCTGGGCCTCTAGGTTGCCAAAGAATAGGCCGCCCTCACTGGTGGCTATCTGAAAAGCCCTCGTCACATCATCTGCGGATATAGCACCCTGGGCCATTAGGTCCTTGAGTTCTGCCACGGACTTGCCGGACTTTTCGGCCATTACAGTCAGGGGGTTGAACCCCTGGTTGATAAGTTGTAGGAGGTCCTGCCCCATCAACTTACCCGTGGACTGAATTTGGCCAAACACTAGGGCGAGGGAGTTGAGGCGGTTCTGGTCTGCCCCAGCTACATCGCCAAGCATTTTAAGGGTCGGGACTACCTTTTCAGCATCCATCCCAAACGCCATAAGGGTCTTGCCTGCTTCAGACAATCCCAACTTGGTGAACGGGGTATGGGCGGCAAAATCGGCAATTTCCTTAATGAGGGAGGCAGCCCGGTCGGCAGACCCGGTCATGACTGTAAACTGGGCCGTGATAGACTCCATGGTCATGGCAGCATCCACCCCAGTCTTGGCGAGGTAGGCAAAAGCCGCTCCCGCAGCAATACCTATCCCGGCAGCCCACTTCTTGAACCCGCCAAGGGCTTGCTTGCCCTTGTCCAGGCCGTTCGGGTCCACCTGAAATCCAAGCCGGGTTGTAAGTTCCTCAATGACCATTTTTCTTTGCCATGTCCTTTTCTAGGTTCCGGGTGTTATACTCAGTATAGGCCGCAGAGTGGGCCGCCCGCATATCTAGGAGGGAATTGACCTTGCGGACATCTTCAAGGTCCCAGCGTAGCACTTCGGATAAAGGCTGGTGGGCCTCAATTACAATCCGCCAAATAGGCCATTCCCCGTCTAGGTCGGACCGCAGCTGTCCTACCTTGCCAATTTTATTCCATGTCCCGTTGCTTCTGCTTTGGGCCCCATGAAGGTAGGGATTGGCAGAGTTTTCAACCCAATACGGGCCGCCAGGACAAAAGGGGACAACTTGTTGAACCTCCAGGCCTCAAACACAATCTGATAGAGGACATCAAGGCCAACCCCTTCCAGGGTCTTGTTAAGGGTGGCGGCATCCGTAATTTCTGCCGGGGCCTTGCCCGGAACCTGGATGGTGCAGCCCCGGAGGGAGTCCACAATGAGTTCCTGCTGGGCTTGCCTAGAGAGGGTGGCGAGGCTCCGGGACATGATAGTGCCCAGGGCCTTGAGGTTTACATCCATAGTGGACAAGTCCGTGGTCTCAAGGAGTTCCAGGAGCGGCAAAACAAGGGCCGCCACACGGGCGTCAATAGACGAGGCATCCAAGAGAGGGAGCGGAATGAAGGTGACCTGAACGCCGTCAAAGGTTTTTGTAGCCGGGGTGAGCATGATTAGTTACCTCCAACGACAGAGGACGCAGGGCCAGTGTGGAATGTCCAGGTGCGGTTGGTGGTCTCATCACCTTCCTCAATAGCCGGGTCCTGGGCAATCCAGGCCTGGGGAGCCGTGAGGAGGGTCTGACCAAGGAGGTCCTTGATGATGAACGGGAACACCCCAACATTTCCAGCCTGGTCCGCTGCCAACGCAGCCGACAACGCCGTGTTAGTGGAACTGGTCTGGAGCAGCGTGAGTTCAATGGTGTAGTCAAACGCATTCTTGTTGGTGCGTTCTACATCACCCCCGGCTCCTTTACGCTTGGTGAAGGCCTCCCCGGAACGGGTGGCATTGATGAAGGTGCCGTCAGCATAGCCGCTAAAGGTCAAGGCACCCCAGGACACTGACACCATCTTCGGGTCATATGTCTTTACAAGTGGATTAGTAACGGGCATTGTGATACCTCCTTAAACGGAAATGGTGCCGTCAATTTTAGTCTTGTGGATAGCCCCCTGATAAAGGGCCGTGAATTTGATGTCCGGCAGGAGGCGGTTTGCCCGGTCTGCCTGGGGAATGTCCTTGTATTTGGGGACAGTCACCTCAATGGAGTCCTTCTGGAGGATGCCTGCGGAGGCGGCCTGAACGAGAACCCCACGCACAATACCTTCCACAGTGGTGATACCATCATCGTCATAGGGCACCTTGCGGTTGTTCACAAACGCAGAGAACACGGCCTCACGGAGGCGGGCCTCAAGCCAGTCTGTCCCAATGATGATATCAATCCATTCCCCGGATGCAACCTTGCCTTCCTGGGTAACATTCACGCCACCCACTTCGGAGTAATAGTTGCAATTCTTGGACTGGAGCACTGTTTCTTTGGCCGGGGTGATATTGCTCTTGGTCACCCCCTTGAGGGTCTTGTAGGCCCAGGTAGAACTGCCGGGGTCATACGGGAACCCTTCACCCATCCACGCTGCGTCCGGGTAGTCATCGCCATCCGCCGGGGCTTCATTGAAAATCACAGCCGTGCGGTCATATTTACCCTTGAGGACAGAGGCCAGGTCAGTGTCCTTGGCGGCATCGTAAGTGTCGGGGTTCGTGGTCCACATAATAGAGAACCGCTTGTTGGCCTCAGTCCAGGCCGCCAGTGCCTGCTGGGAACTAGCCAGGGCCTGGTCCAGGGCAACGCCATACCAGGAATTGTCTTCAGCCTGAATTGCCGCCATAGAGGCTGCCAGGTCCGCATCCTGCGAGTCAATGCGGCCCACGACAATCCGGGACACGCAGGGGTTCTGCATAAAGATAGCCTGGGCCATCTTATACACAGCGTCACCTTCTGTCCAGCCATCGTCTGCGAGGGCCTTCAAATCCCCGTAAGAGCGGGCACGGCTGAAGTCAGGTCTAGTTTTAGAGGTAGCAAACTGCGAGAGGACCAGGGCCACATTGAAGGCTGCCACGGCCACAGAGGTAGTCTGCCGGGTAATGTTGATTTGAACTATGTCTTTATATGCCATTCAAGGCCTCCAGTTTTAGATTGCACTCAAGTTAAATATACCTTTTTATTCACAAAATAACTATGGAATAATAAATGAATTTTTTGTTTCCTCAGCAATAACAACCCCATTATCAGTCCCGCCAGATATTAGGATGTTGTCAGAGTCCACGGCGGCGGTCTTTTCCACCTGGGTGATTTCAACCTTTTCAATGACCTCAAGGCTACCAGCAAGAGCACGGGCCCAGGACAATTCCAAAATCAGGATAGCCTCACGCCTCCAATTGCTGTCCTGGAGGTCGGGTTGCATCTGGGGACCAATAGAGCGGAGCACCGACACCCCGGCATCACCAAAGTCATTCTTGATGGCAGTATCATCTAGGGACTCCACCAGGCGGTGAAGCAATTCCCCGTTCCCGTCAACCTCGTAAATAGTGAGTTGGCCCCGCCACTGATAGACCTTCGGTGACGGGAGGTCCGGGCGGTCCCAAATCATCCTAGACGGGGCAGCCCCTCTGTTTACCCAGTCCCCCGCATAAGATAGGACAATGAACGGGCCGTGCTTCGGGGTCGGGTAGTCCTGATGGGACTGCCGAACCACTACACCGGGCAAAACCCCGGAGGCCCAGTCATACAAAAATTCATAAAGTTGGGTTGCGTCCATCGTCACGCCTCCCCAATATCCGTAGCCAAATACTTGTAGTGGGGGATGAGGTCATTTTGGTAGGGGAGTTCAGCAACTACCTCCCACTGACGGCCCTGCCACACTACAATATCACCCGGAGTGTTCCCGCCCTCAACAGATACTGCCAGGGGTGTGTTAGAATATACCTTCACTGACCCCGTGTCCCGGCGGCCAATCGGCAGCAAGTCTAGGTCCTTGCCCTTTACGGGCTGAACAGAACCAACAAAAGTCCCAGCCTCAACTGGGCCAGGAGTCCAGACACCCTTCACAAGGGTCCCGGAGCGGTGGCGAACAACGATGGTATGGGGAAACAGCGTGCTCATACCTTTACCACCTTGCTAATGATAGATTGGCGCAGGTGACCAGTATCAATAAGGGGCCTGGAACTCCCCTTGCGTTTGATAGTCGCTGGCTTATTGGGTGTAAACTGGCCCACTAGGAATGTGTTTTTCATCTCACCCTCATAGGCTACACCCAACTTGGATAGGCCGTTAATCGGGTTCACCTTGCCATTAACCACCTGCTTGTAGAGCCTCCGCAGGAGTCGGGCAAAACGGCCCTCAGCCCTCTGGCGGGTCTGCTTCATAAAGGGCCGGGCGGGAATGTTATTGGCGGCTGAACCACGCTCATGGATAAGGGCAAGGGAGGCCATGTTGATGGCCAGTGGCTTTTTCGTCTTTTTGTCAACGGGCCGGGGGGCTGTAGAGGGTATGCCCACCATGGCAGCATAGGAATTAAGGCCCCGGAGGTCCTTTTTTATCTTGGACTTGCCGAGGTCTTTGCTCTCAAATGTCACGGATGCAGGCTTGGGCATACTCCCTCCCCGCAGACCCCAATGAAGGGCTTGCAACCTTTTCGGAGGTTCAAGAGCATAAGCCCCCACCGGGTAAGAGCCAATTCAGCGTCAGACGGGGAACTGGACCCGGAGGCAGCCCCGGAGCCATACCCAATAGCCAAATCGCCCTCCCGCTTGGAGGCAATAGAACCAGTGACCCCGCCTTCAGCGTTCCCACTACCTGCCCCGCCATTCCCGGAGCCTAAAAGGAACCAGATGTGGGCTGCGAGTAAAGCCACTGCCTGGTTTGCCTTTAGTCCGTAAAATTGGCGGTTGGTCCGCTGCTCTGCCATGTTGATAAATACCTCATAGCCCCCGTCAGCAATACACTGAGGAGCAAGGGCACGCAAGTATTGTTCAACAGAGAGGGCGGCTGGTTTCATCTGGGGCTATTCCTTTTTTTCAGGCTTGGTGACCTCAAGAATTTCAGCCTGGCGGTTAAAGAGTTGAGCCCGGACCCCGTCACGGGACTCCATGCTCAGCCACTTCTTGATAACATCCAGGGAGTCCACAGACTTGATAAGGGTTTCAGCCTGGGCCGGGTCCAGTTCACTGGGCTTTACCGGGCTGGTGACATCCTTGCCGCCGGGTCCTTTAGACACCTTGACGACAGTGGTAATGTCCTTGCCTTCACCCGTGCGGTCCTTGAGGGAGTCCTTGATGTCATCCCAGTCCTTATCGTCCAGGATATTGACACCCGGAACAATAGTCAGGGAGCCTTTGGACTTGCGGGCGGCAACGAGGCAACGGGCCTTGCGAAAATTGATAATCATGATTAAACCTTCCTGATGAAAAAGTTTGCTGCTTTTGAAAAAAAAGAAAAACTGCCGGAGCCGAGCAAAAGCAACGGAACCCAGCCCGGCAGTTTGCCGCCTATTTATCCCCAGCGGCAGGGTGTCTTCCCATCAGGAATTAAAGGCCATCGCAGAACACGACAGACATGGGGTAATACACGATGGTGCCAGCAGTTCTCTGGTGGCAAATCACAGAGTATTCCATGCCCTTGCGTTCCGGGGGCAGCTGTTCCAAGCGGAGCGGAATTTGGACCTCAACCTTCATCGGGTCACGAGTGTAGGCCATCACCCGGTTGGTCTTGCCTGCCCCGGCTCCCACGAGGTCCTGGACCCATTCAATGCGGGTCAGGGTCGGGTAGTTGTCCCGGATAAAGGTCAAGAGGGTCTTGTCCCGGTTGTCGCCATACGGGGTGTAGGCCAACTTGTTGTAGAGGGCCAGCGGGAGAATGAGTGTGTCAGGCACCTCCTTGCCGTTGGTAGACTCCGGGGCAGCGGTAATGATGCCGACAACATCCGCAAGGATTTCATCAGCGGTCTTGCCGCTCCAAGCCTTGCCGCCACCTGCGCCATTGGCAGCCACATATTCAGTGATGCCTTCGGCGTTGATGAAGCCATTCAGGCCAGCCTTCTGGTCGCCAAACCAGGCAATGTGGTCCTGCTTTTCCTCAATACCCCGGCGGGCAGCCATAGCACGGCGTGCGTCCAGGTTGAAGTTAGCCCGGGCCGCCCGGCGAATTTCCTGGATGCTGTAGCCATAGGAGTCGCCCAGGCTATGAACCTGAACAGACTTTTTCGTGCCCAGCGTATCCACACGGGGAAAATCGTTGGCGTAGTCGGACACAATCTTGGCCATGCCCACCTGGTCATAGGAGCGATATTCAATGTGCTCCGCAGCGTCATCCTGCTCCGTGCTGACGGGCAGGAGGGTGAGGGCCTTGAGGTCCTTGTGAATGACATCATAGGTGCGGGCCTTGACGAGAGTCAGCTGCTCGTCAAAAAACACCTGTTCGCCCTGGTCAAGCCGGGCAGCGTTCTTTTCGGTCGGGTTCATCTTTTACCTCCCTTTAGTTCATGTCCACGAGCACAATGCCCGGAGCGTCAATGGTGGAACGGGCAAACCAGCCCGGATTGGCGACAACATCAGAGCCAGCCTGGGTCTGGGCCACAGTGAGGGTCTGGGTGGAGTCGGTGGTGGCAGCCGTGACCGCAGTGTCATTCACGCCCTTGGCCTTGGCCGTAAGCGTAACAACCGCAGAGGAAACAGTGGGGACAAACGGAATGTCCAGACCTTCCAAGCCCGCCTTAATAGCAGCAGCCACATCATTGGCGGCCTTAACAGTGGCGGTGGTAGTGAGTTCAAATTTCTTGTCACCCACGACAACAGTCACCTTCTTACCTTCAGCCGATGCGTTGGCCACAGTGATGGTCACAACACGCTTGGCTCCGGCAGCTGCGGAGGTCTTTGCGATAATCTTACCAGTGGAGGCGTTCACGCTCACTTCGGAGTCAGCTGTGACTGCTTCGGAGGCGTTGGCCCAAACCTTGCCCGTGCGGCAGACATTGACAGCAGCCTTGTTCGGGTAGTTCGGGGCATCCAGGGCGGTCCGGGCTACAATGCCCAGCGGGACATCGCCACCCAGGGTCACCTGGTCGCCATCCTTGCCGCAGACGACATCACCAAAGTCAATTGCTCCATCGGCAAGGCGGGAGTCAATCTGGTGGTTAAGCCCATCCAAGAGGCCGGGCACAGCCTTTTCCATGTTACCATAAGCAGCCATTGTTAGGCCTCCTTGTTCGGGTTAGAGTCAGACCAGGCGTTGTCCATCCGGGCGTTGTAGCGTTTCATGGATTCAGCCAGCGGGTCCTTTTTGGTAGAGTCTTTGGGGTTGATGTCAGCCGCATCCTGGCGGCTCTGGTTTTCGGCATCTTCGGCAATAGCCTCGCAAGCCGCATCAAACCGGGCCTGGAGATAGTTGTCATCCTTGCCGTCCAGGTTAGCCTTGGGGAACTTCTTGAGGATGACTGCCGTCTTGAGGTCCTTTTCGGACATGTCGGCACGGACCTCGCAACCCGCTGCACGGGCCTTGTCCATGAGTTCAATCTGGGACTGGACTGCTTTAGCAATCTTGCCCGGCATTTCCTTTTCGGCAGCGTCAAGGCGTTCCTTGAGGCTGTCCCGTTCACCTTCAAGCGTGGACACCTTCTTTGCGGAGTCAGCAGCATCCGTGCGCAGCTGGTCCACCTGGGAGTTAAGGGCGGCCACTTGTTCCTGGGCCTTGGTGAGGGCGGTGATGACCTGGGCCTCAGCCTGGTATTCCACCCCGTCAAGGTTCACTTTTTTGTAGTCCATATTGGGCTCCTTTTCGGTTGTTAAATACTCACTGGGCACGGGTCCCGGTGCCCCGGCAGCGTCAAGGCGGATTGTTGCGTCATCGCCCGCCCTGGGTCGGGGGACCAGGGCAACATGATTATATCGGATATTGCGTTGAATGCAATCGTAGTCCTGGCCAAGCCAGTTCCCGGAGGTCCATTCAATGTCGCAGGTATATCCGCAAGAGAGTCCCAGTGTCTGCCCGGTCAGCACGCTCTCAATAGCATCCGCACGGGTCACCATAATCTCAGTAAATACCCGGTAAGAGTCCGCAAAGGGGACACCGACAGAGCCGCAAGAGAGGGCCTGCACTGTTTCCGGGTTCAATAAACTTTCAGGGGTCTGGTCTTTAGTCGGGTGGAGCAGGGTCATGGGCTTGAGGGCCAGGGTGTCCATAGAGTCCTGCTTGAACACCTCCTCAGGCAACCGCAATTCCCGCCGGGTGGTCCCATCCGGGTTGCGATAGGTAAAGACACCAATGGATGTAACGGCCACTGTGGCCTTGGCAAAGCCCTCCGGGGTCTTTTCCACCGGGCGGGTAGCATCCATAAAATTGTCATACCAGTCGGTGCGGGTCTGTTTTGCGTCAATTTTGGGGTCCATAAGTCGCTCCAGTAAGAAAAATATAATAAAAATTTAAGAAAAGGGATGCCGTTTCAAAAATTTTTTATTAGTCCGGGGTCTAAAGTGGCTGATAATTGACCGCAATGGCCAGTTCTAGGCCGTTTTATTGCCCGGCTGATAAATTATAGGGCTATCCCATCTAACTGGCTAGAGAATGCCCGGATTGCCTTCATCATCGGTGGGCTCATCTAGGGGGACAAACAACTGCTTCAGGAGGTCCTGGCCGGAGCCTACTGACACCTGGATAGCGTCAAGCACGGCCACTTCGGACCCCTTCACCATATACTCTAGCCCGTCAGCAGTCTGGGCGTGGATAGAGTTGTCCCAAGGGTTGTAGGTCAGCCCGGTCCGGGTCATTTCCATGTAGGATAGAGCCGCCGGGGTATTTATGATTTCATCAAAGGTCACGGGGTGCCTCCAAATTGTTTAGCAATATCTGTGTAAATTTCACGGGCCTTGCCTTCCACTCCGGGCAAAAGTTCGTCTAAAACCCACTTTGCATCCTGGCCCAGGGCCATCAGTTCGTTGGTCTCAGCCCAGCCCTCTAGGGTAGCCGCAAAGCCTCGTGGTGCCCCGGCCCGCTCAAACTTTTTCCAATAGGAGGGGCCGTGGCTCTCACCCAGACTCACCTTGCCCATAGTATGACCATCCAGCATGTCGGATATGACCCCCAGGGACCTAGACCGCATTGTGGGGTCGGTCATCTGCGAAAACTTATACAATGGGGACTTTTCTGAGGACAACAGCACTTCACGCCAGTGACGCTGGCCCACTACATCAGACCGGGTGCACCGCTCCACTATACCCGCAAATACATCCTTGATTTTATCGTCTGACGCAGCAATAATCTCATCCCAGTCCCTAAAGTTCATCAGGTAACGGGTGGAGTATTTTATGGCCACAAAGTCTGCCGTGGTCTTGTCCCGCCAGGCTAGGTAGAATGGATTGCTGAACGGGTCAATGCTAGTCCGGGACAACTGGGCAGCTGCCCGGATAGCCGCCGGGTCAAACGAGGCCAGGGCATCCTTTACTGCCCCGGAAAAGGCTGTGGATAGATTGTCCATCAGGTCCTTCACGGCAGGTTCTAGGGCCTTATAAAATCCTTTTTCCCATGCCACTGAATAGGTCCCGGCCATAGCCCGGACACCCTTCATTGACCAGCCCCGGAACTCATCAATGGCGTGGGCAATCTCATGAACCATTGTAGTGGCATTATACTTGTGGGTCTGTCCAGCCACATCCCATATGTGAATAAGGCGGTCCTGGTAGTAGCAAGGACCCTTATCACGGGGAAACTTACCAATGCCCCAAACCCAGTCCTGGAACACCCGCTCATAGGCTGCCCGTTGCTCCGGGTCCATCGTATCTAACAACTGACCAAAGGCAGCCAATGTTTCGTCACTGGTGGTCCCGGCAGTAACAGCCATAGAGGTCTCACCAATTATTTTCTTGACAGCAGCCACATCCGTCACTACTTTAGCAGCGGATGCCGCCGGGGGCGGGGCAGCCTTTACCAACAACTTGTCTATGATGGCCTGGGCCCGCTCCTGCTCCTTGATAAAGGTATCACGGGCCGGGTTGGAGGGGTCTATGTAGGAGGCTGCTGTGGTAGCCCTTGCGAGGGCATCCTGGGCGGCCTCCAATTCTGTCTGGGCCCGTTCCTCAGGGGTAGCGTCAGTCAGTTCGTCTAACTCCCCCCAGTTAGGTAGGGCCACACAGCGACACATGATGTCCTGACCGGGGTGGAGCAGCGGGGCACCCATAGGCCGGGCCACCCATTCCCCGGAGGCGTTGCGGTATTTAGTCGGGTCATCCCAACGGCAAATCAGCCCCTCCATCACATAGTGGGAGGTCCTGGAGTCCGCATATTTACCACCGGGGAGTCCCCTGACCCGCTCATCCATAGAGGTGGACCAGATATATGTCTCAATGCCTGCCTGCTCCATGCGGCCCTGGGATAGGTCGGCATTCAGTTTAGCAGTCTGGTCCCTTGCGATAATAGCAGCCCGCCGGGTAGATATTCCCGGCAGGTCCCTCATGATTAGGGCCTTGATTTCATCGTTGTTCTGACCTTCGGCAACACCCTTGCGGACCCGGCGAGCAACTGCGTCCCGCATGTCATTAGAGGCCTTGGTGATTAGGGCCACCTGGGTCCGGGCCCATTCATCCACCACGGCCTGGGTCCAGGCATCCTCCTCACTAAAGGCCGCCCCCACGGCAATTTTCTTGAAGGCATCCCACTCCCGCTGGTTGAACTTTTCCATGTTCTCAGCAATCGTAACAATGGCCCCCAGGACCGGGCCACGGGTCGGGTCCTCAGGCCAGATGTCCTCCAGGGCATCCATCCTGGCGGGAACATAGGAGTCAATAAGGGTCTGGGCGTAGCCCTTCCAACTCTTGTCCAGGTAGAACTTGATGGACCGGGCATATTGGTGTTCTAGGGCAGCAGGATATTTCCACTGCCTCCGGGACATCAACTTGACGGACTTGCGGCTGCCCTGCTCCCGGAATAGCCGGGCAAATGTAGTGGACTTGCGCATGGGCTATACCGCCGGGGTGGAGTTAGGGGGCACGAGGTCCGGGGCGGCATCGGTATCAACAGAGGTGTCCAACTTGTAGCCGCCCAGGAACCTATTGGCCCGGACCTCATCTTGAGACAACACGCCCCGGTCAATATACACGGCATCAGCCTGGGCAATCTTATACCGCACATCAGCCTCCTGGGTGGAGTCCATGGGATAGAGCGGATTGTAGGTCACGGCAATCTTTTCGCCCTTCGGCAGGACCTTGAGGGAGTTGTTCAGGACCTCTAGGAGCCTAATCAGCGGCGGGGTCATGCGGTTGGTCTGGGCAGACTTCACCCGGTCATAGTAGTTGTCCTGGTCCCCCTTGCCCGTGGCGTTCAGCCCCGCAGCGGAGCGGCCAAAGAGCCGGGTGACTGAATAGCGGGTAGCCGCTGCGACATGCATCATAAAGCGGTCCGTTAGGGCATCCACCCCGGACAAGGTCAGCTGCTCCCTCGTATAGTCTTCACCCTCCCCAAGGAACACCCCATTCACAAGGGACTTCTGCGTGTCTATTGCGTCCATGCGGCGGTTGATAGACCTATAATCACCCTCAGCCACCAGCTGCTCCAGGTTGGCCAACTTATACTTGCCCACTGCGAGTTCCTGCGAGAGGTGCGTGAGACCCTGGATGAGGGTCCCATAGGCCGCCACGGCATCATAATACCGCAAGACTGCGGGCAGTCCCCAGTAGCGTTCATGCTCTACAAATCCCGCCATGGTCGGGTCCACCTTAATCGGGGACCTGAAGATGAGGCAGCGGGAGGCGTGGGCCTTGAATGTAGCCCCGTCTATCTTACGGATGACAAATTGTTCATAGTCCTCAAAATAGGGGCTTTCAGGCAGGACCACCTGCTTCATAAGGCCCAGGTCAATCCGGGTCCGGGGGTAGACCCGGAGTGCCCGGACCTTCTTGCCCTTGGCGGGGTCATAGGGCTGGTCATAGGTCCCGGACCCCTCAATGTCCATAAGGATAATTGCCCCACCATAAAGTTCTGTGTAGGCCAGGGCCTCCTTGAACTTTTCGGGGCCGTGGAGTTCATTGAATGCCTGCTCCAGTTCCCCATTATCCTCGTTGACCTCAAAGCCCGCCTTGGTCATGTCCTCAGGCAGGTAGTCCACGGCATCTGCTGCAATAGGGTCCCCGTAATAGAGGGCAGCCAGTTCTATGTCAGAGAGCCGTGTGACCGGGGAGGGCTTGGTGTAGCGGGTCTTGTCCCGGCGGCCACCCAGGCCGCTCAAGAGGTTTTTCCATCCGTCCAAGCGGAAAAGGTTTTTGGTGAGTGTAGTCATTAGGGTTGTCCCTCCATTGATTGTTAATCGTATAAGGACCCGTGGCCCTTGGCTGAGTCAGTCTTGTAGAACACCTCACGGAGTAGGGAGGCGGCAGAGTCTGCGCAGTCACGTGGGTCCTGGCCGGGTCTGTAGTCTAGCACCTGCATCATGTAATTGGGGTCAGTCCGGGGGTCCCAATCAATGTCGTTCCAATACTTCTTGAGGTAGCAGGCAATTTTAATGTCCTTGTTCATGGCCTCGTGGTAAGAGGATACACGGGGAGCACCCGGCACCTTCATAAATTCCTTGGCCAGCATCTTCTTGTCGGCGTTGTCCTCCAATCGGAGGTCCCTGGACTTGTAGGCCCCGCAGGTCTGGACTACATCAGTGAGGCAGTCCTGGATGTTCCCCGGATACATCTTGCCATAGGCGTGGATGCGTCCCGTGATAGGGTTCTTGGCCATGATAGTTAGGGCGTTGGTGCAGGCCCCGTCCCAGGCGGCATCCACATGGGAGTGGACACGGGTGGGGAGCAGGGAGTGGTCCCAGTCCGCATAGTGGGGCTCATCAAATATCTGGCCCTCGTCACGCACGCTCGTGTCTAGCATGTAGTTGATAGCGAACAGCGAGGCCGTGGTGGTCTTGCGTTTGGCCTCCAGCTGGGCCGGGGTAAGAATGTGGGTGTCCTGGGGTCTGTATTTCCAGGCCTCCGGGATAATCAACTCACCATCCTCATTCTTCATGGCCCAGGCATCATCATAGTGCCACGGAGTCCCCACGAAAAAGCAGGACTTGCCGGGGTCCACAATATTGGTCATGATTTCAAGCACGCCCTGCTTGACGGCCTCCCGCTTGGCCCTAGATAGTCGGGAGTTTATCGTGACAATATCATCGCAGATTATGCGGTCATAGTGGGAGCCAGTCGGGACCTGGTTAATGCCGTATGCGTCAATGCTCCCTTCTTTAGTGATGGACCTCTTGAAGGAGTAGGTGACGGACCCGGCGGGGGACTTTACTGGGATGGGCGGCTTGCCGTGAGCATAGGCAAAGAGGCTCTGGATGGCCTCTGTCTTCATGTAGTTCTTGATGGTTTCCAGGGTCTTTACGGACTCTGTCCAGGTTTCACGGATGAGGGCAATGCGGTCATTGGGGTGAAATAGAAGGTAGTAAAGGATGCCAATTTCAGTGATGGCCGTTGTCTTGTAGGCTCCACGATGGGCCATAAGGGAGCAGTGCTGGCCGCCGGGAGCATCCCAAATCATCTTGCACCAGTCGGAGTGGAGCGGGGTCAGCAGGTTCTTACCTACCATATGACCCATAAGGTGAGGCCAGTCCCTGATGCGGGCTAGATAGTCGGGACACCAGGTAAACATTAGGCCAGCCCCCTGATAACTGGTGGGGCCTCATACCCTTCGGCAGGACCTTCGGAGGCCCGGTCAGCCTGGATGGCGTCAGCCCTCCGCTGGGCGGGGGAGCGGCGGTCAACCGGGCGTCCCCCGGACATAATAGAGCCCAGGAGCAGTTCAGTGTCGGCAGATACCCTCATAGCATCGTTCATCTGGGCGTTCATCCCATTCTTGATAGTGGCGAGGTAGCCAGCAATGGCCTTTAGGGCATCAGCCCTATTGGCTAGGGTAATGGTGACGGCCTCCCGGTTAGCATCCTTGCCGTAGAACTTGACATCAATGGCCGTGACGCAGCGGCGAATTTCAACGGGCAGTTCATCCCAGGAACTAAAGGCAGCAGTGCCGTCCGGGTTGACCAGCTGGCCGGGGTCATAGAATGCGAGGGCGTGGAGGGTGCTGAACAACTCATACTCTAGTTGGGCCGCCCGTCCCCGGAGCCAGCTGCTGGTGTAGTCCGTCAATAGGGCCTGGACAGCGGGCCGCCTTAACATAGCCATGCCGTGGGCACTGTCGTTCCGGGGGGAGGTCTTGGGGTTGGTTGCCCGGTAAGCAGCCCCGGCGTCAAAGCGGCTCTGAAGATACTCAGCCGCAAATATGACCTCCTCAAGGGAGGCCCCGGATGCCTTCCAGTCCGGGAATAGGGCAGTGGGGTCCTTTTTAGCCCCGGAGGTGCGGGGCGGGACATAGGCAATGGTGCCTGCCTCTGCGGGGCTATTATCCGTGGGGCGGCGGTGGGTCATAGGCTCTGGCCCCCGCTTTACCTTTGGAATGGTGGAGTTGTATTTCTGACGGGTATTCATACCCCTAAATATAGCCTATTTTCTGTGCCGTAAGTAAAAAGTAAGATTTTTATGGGGAAAAGTAAATAAAATTTTACTATTCTACCCCTACCCTTTTCATGCGTAAAGAGTTATATTTATAAGCGTTAAAGGACAAAATCAACCGGGGTCCAGGACCCCAAAGGACTAGAACCATGACCCCTATTGAAAAACTTGATGCCTACTTTCACCGCCATGACGGGGAAATTTTAGTGCCGTGCTGCGGCTGGAGGCCTGCAAAGCCTGCAAGGGACTTCAGGGCCGGGGATATTATGATTTGCACGGGAGGGTCAACGCAAGAGGTTATGGAGGTTACCCCATGTGGAAAGACAATGGTCCATCTTTTCGTTAAGTGCGGGGACGGCAACACCTATGATAAGCGTTGCAAGGCAGATACGCTTTATGCATACCAGGAGGCATAGCAATGAAATACAGAGTAGTAACATTTTTCAGGTATAGGAACCCGCAGGTCAGTATGAACGGGCAGGTGGGCAACAACTCCCCCCAAGTATAGGAACAGCCTTGAGGCGGCCATTAAGGTGGCCAGGGATGAAAAGGAACACATTGACCGCAGCCCGGATGCGGACTATGTAAAGACCGACATCACTGAGTGGGCCTTTGTCCGTAACATTAAGGTGGAACTCTAGGGAGGGGGCTGTATGAACTACCAAATCATGAGGGTTGAGGAAACACACAGTGGCCAGTGGGTTAGCCTAAACGCTGACGGCAACAAGTTCTATGTATACTACCACGGGGAGGATGGCGTGGAGGCCGTCAAGGGAGGCATAGAAACGAGGGAGGCCGCCATGGCGTTGTTCATGAAATTCGTCTGGGCCTTTGGGGACGGGACCCACAGTGTTAGGGACCGGGCTGCCTGGCTAAAGGGGTGAACGCCGATGAGTGCGCAAGACCATAACCGCATGGTGTTCTGCCAGGGGCACCGGGAGGTAGTCCCCAGGGGCAAGGCTCTGTTTGTCCTCTGGGGCGGTGCATACTGCTACTTTTGTAAAAGGTGCCTCCGCATTATCCACCGGGCCAGTCTAAAGGGCCGGGAGGCTACCCCAGAGGAACTACAAAAACGCCGTAAAGGATAGGCCGCTGAAGGCTCCCTGGGGCACTCCCCGGAGGGCCTATTTTTAGTAAATAAAATTTTACGAAAAAAGTTGCCTGAACCACTACCCTTTTCACGAAAAAAGAGTTATATTTATAAGCGTTAAAGGACAAAATCAACCGCCCCTCCGGGGCAAAGGACTAGAAAAATGCGCAAGATTGAAACCATCAAGAAGGATATTGAGAGGGCCCAGGCCGCTATCCGCAAGGCTGAGGAGGCCCTGCCCCGCCTTGAGACCCGTATGAACAACGCCATCGCCAAGTTGGCCAAGGCCGGGTATGAGTTCAAGGGTGACGGGAACGACACCAAGAACTGCGTGACCAACGGACTCTGGACCCCGGCCTACACCGCAGACCAGGCCCGTGAGGGGATTGAACGCCGCAAGTCTGAAATCTTTGGCCGCAGGATGGACCTGGACCGCCTTAACAAGGAACTGGCTGAGTCTGAGGCCAAGGTCAACGCTATCCCCAAGGCCATTAAGGTCTACCAGGGTGAACTTGAACGCAGCCTCATCATTGATAGGAAGTTCCGCAGGACCTTTGCCCAGAACGACATTGCCGAACGCAAGGACAACGGGGAGTGGTATTCAGTGGATGACTACTATGATGCCCGCCGTGAGGCCTACAAGGCCGGGCATGGTTCGGATGCCTGGACCAGGTTCTGCCGCATTGAGGCCGCCCGTGACGAGCAGGAAAAACTGAAACGCATGGCTGCCCTGACGGATGCCCAGATTGAGAAGGGAGCCGCCGAAGATGCCGCCACCCTCGTCCAGGACCTGGCCCAGCGTGTAGAACGCTATGTGGGCACGGCCACGGACTGCTCTGGCCTCTCTATCACCCACGGCACCCACGGCTACTCTGTGCTGAACGGCATCGTGATTGGTGAGAAGGGCCGCTGCGAGGTAGTGAGCAAGGGCGTGGCTGGCTATAACATTGTCTGCTGGCACATCCGTGTAAATGTGTTCCCGGTTAAGGGGGAGGCCTAATGTCTAGGGGTGCGGCCCCGTGCCGCAACGCCCTCCGCTGGGACTACTCCGCAAGGGACGCAATAGAGGACCTGGAACTGGCCATCAGGGCTGCTGCGGACTCCCGGAACCGGGAGGAACCCCGCAGGGGCAGGAGGCCCTGGGACATCTCAAGGAAATGGTAAACAAAAGAAGGGTGGCTGCTAGGCCACCTTTTTCTGATAGGGGGTGTATAGATGGACCCCTCAACCCCAATCCAGCCTTAAAAGTGGGCTTTTGGGTGGCTAGTCCCCTGGATAGGGAGGGACCGGGCACCCGTAGAACTCTGCCTGGGCCTCCCACCACTCACGGGGAGTGGAGTGACGGCCCGGAGCCGCCGGGGGACCCGGCTGCTGACCTATTGGAGGGGGAGGGTAGTGGGGAGCCTCCCGGACCACATGGAGGTGTCCGAAGGTCAGCCCGTGACCCCTGATGTATCCATCTAGTGTGCCGAAAAATTGAGGTTTTGACATAGTATGGGCCTAAATTAAACCTTTTACTGAGGCCTTATGCCCTATGACTCGTGGCTCACGCCATACCTCATGAGGCATTCATGGTCTAGGCCTAGACCCTTTATGGTCCTAATGCCTTGCCGAAGGCTTACCCCGGAAATGGAGGTTCAGGAGCCAAACTGCCCCCGGAAACGGGAGCAATTTGGCTAAATACCCCATCAAAGTATGGACTATCACCAAGCCCGGATTTCACGGGCGACACGCTACTGGGATTGCTCCCAACCCCCAGGTCATCCTGTCAGGGGTCTGCTCACGCTACACTGCGACTAAAAAGTCATGGCGGGAAATGTCCCGGCTGAATATCCACCCATAGCGACCAGGGCTGGCGAACACAAGACTGCTGGACCTGCCCTGCGAAAATGCTTGAGGGGAGGCCCCGCCGCCAAAATATCTTACTATGGAATAGGCACAACCTTTTGTGGGCCGGGACTCTGTTTGAAGATAGGCTCCAGGAGGTTGCAAGGCCTCTTGTTCTCTACCTCTATACACCACTCAACCTTGTTCGCTGACGCCGCTAGTGGCGGGACTCTTACTGGCTCTATTACCAGGTTGCTCTTGTCCCAGTTCGCCCGGCTTTTACCCTCCGGGCTGACCGCCTCCGGGGGCTGGTTACCCCGTGACCGCTGAACCCGTTTTGCCGGGCCCAGGTAAATTATACTTTTTTCGCCGGGCCTTTTCTAGGCGGTTTCAGTAAAATTTTATTTACGATGGCCCCCGGCCCCCAGGGTATAATACCGCAAGACCTTTTCAAGGACTTTGTATGCGTATAATTCACCCAGAACTACTTTCAACCCTCCCTCCCCGGATGCTGTGTGCCCTCCATAGGGACTGCTGCCGCTTTAGGGGCAAGTCATGGGGCAAGGGCCGCCGCCTCCAGTGGCTGTGGAACCTCCCCCAGCCTACCCTGGTGTGGTATCATTCCCAGGTCCTGCTTGAGATGACGGGCCGGGGCTATTCCCCCAGTGTCCAATGGTTTAGGCCTGAGTATAGGGGCAAGAACCTAGAGCCCATGAAGGCCCGCCTGGTCCGGGTTGAGAATGTAACGGCATCGCAGATGAGGGCAGAATTTTTAGAGGCCTACCCGGACACCATAGAAGGGTGCCGGGCCTTTATTGCCCGCTGGATAAGTAAGCACCCGAACAAGGCAGGGGCCAAGTGACTGCCGAAGTGCTAGACCCTAATGAGGCATTTGTCCCGGCTGGGATGGACCGCCCGGAGGCCTTTGTGGTAAAGGTCCAGGTATTGCCGAAGGTCCACCCAGTCCGCATTAAGGGCAGGATAATTCCCGCTGGGAGGCACGAAGCCTTCAAGTTTACGGCAGACCAGTTCCGGGGACTCTCTGACCTGATGTCCCGACACAAGGCCCTTATATCCCAGACAAAACTGGACCCGGACAACCTGTCAAAGGTAGGCAGCCGCCTCCAGCTGGTTCTCTCGCAGCTGCTCCTGGGGACATTCCAGGCAGCCTACCAGTGGGGAGCCGCCTGGGTCAAGTCCAACAGCCCCTCCGGGGAATTTATCATGCCCAGGGTCCCGTCAGACCTGGACCAACTTATTGACTGCCTAGACACGGCCCTTGGCCGCCTTGAGGCCCTTGTCCCGGAGGGCTACCCCTACCCACCTATGAAGGCCGGGAGGCGTCAGAAGGTGTCCCTGGTGGACTTCATTGTGACCACTCCCCCTAACTCTGGGGCATACAGCCCATTTGTAGCCATCCTATGGAGGCAGGACCGGGCGTTGCCTCCCCGTGAACAGATAGCCGCACTAAAGGAGCAGGTGCCCCATAAGGTCTGCAATGTCGCCTCCGATATTCTTTGCGAGGCTATGGGCAAGCAGCCAGCCCGCTGGGGCCAGGCCCAGGAACTAATGTTCTGGAAGGGTGCCCGTGAGGCCTACCAGTGGTGGCTTGCTAGGGGTGCGGACCTAGTAGGAATTTGCCCGGAGGCCCGGCTGGTGTTCGGTTCCGGGTCAGCCTTTTTCTTGCGCATCCTAGATTACGCAAAGGCAGGGGGCTTTGTCCCCTTTGGATTTATCTGCCCGACCTCCCCGGCCTGGGTGGACTTTATGGGGTGGCTGTCCCGTGAGCGGGGCGTATCTGTTCCCAGGAGGTTTTTCAAGTGAGTAATTATCCGCCACCGCCAAGCGAACCCACCAACGGCCCATCCGGAAAAGTTAATTTATATAAAACCCCATTGACTAGTGGCCCCCGCTACCAGCCCCTGGCCCCGGTCCCGATGCCGGACAAAAGGGTTCAGGCTGCCATCCAGTCTAGTAAGTTGTTAAGCCCCACGGGACTCCCAGCCCCGCTTGGCCCGGTAAAGGGCGTGACCTACACCTGTGCAAGGGGCCAGGGTGACGACAAGGGCCGCCTCATCCTCTCGTGGGCTAGCAGGGACAAGGACCAGTGGAGGGTAGTGCTTGAGAGGGTCAGGACCCTCCCGGCCCGCTCGTTTAACCCGGCAACTAAACTCTGGGATGTCCCGGACAAGCCCGCCTATGTAGCGTGGCTGATAGCATCCGGGTGGACTATTCCCCCGGAGCAAGTTGAAACGGCCCCGGCAGCCCCTCTGCCGCCGCCCCCGGACCCGACTGAAGAGCAGGCAAAAAAGATTAAGGCCGTGAGGCTAGAGGAATGCCGCCCGCTCATCCCAGGCCTTTACCCCTATCAGGTTGATTTTGTCCGTTTCATGTCCCTCCGCAAGGGCCGGGCCGCACTTGGCGATGATATGGGGACGGGAAAAACAGTGCAGGCCCTTGCGTGGCTTGCCTACTCTGGGGCATTCCCGGCGTTGATTGTAGTGAACGCCCCGACTAAACTGCAGTGGGCCCGTGCCTTTAAGGACTGGCTGGGAAAAGTCCACGCAGTCAGCCCTATGTTTAAGCGGATTGGGGTGCTGTCTGGCCGCAAGCCATTTCCGATGGAGCCGGGCGTGAGTTACATTATCAACTGGGATATTCTAGCAGACTGGGCCGGGCATATTGCTGGCAACGGGGCCTTTATTACTGATGGGCCGCTGGCCAAGTTTGGGTTCCAGCTGCTTATTGGCGATGAGTGCCAGGCCATAGGCAACCCGACCTCCAAGAGGTCCAAGGCCTTTAGGGCATTGTCCAAGGTCATCCCAGGACTGATTGGGATGAGCGGAACGCCCGCCCGGTCCAAGCCCGCCCAGTTCTGGCCGCTGCTCAATATCCTCTCGCCTGATAAATTCCCCAACTATTACCACTACCTCAACCGCTATTGCGGCCCGAAGTCTAATGGGTTTGGGATGACCTACAATGGTGCCTCCCACATCCAGGAACTCCACCGCCTCCTGGTAGATGTAATGGTGAGGCGAACCAAGGCCCAGGTCATGAAGGACCTCCCGCCCAAGACAGTGGATGTGATACCCCTAGAACCCGACCAGAAGGCACTGGCAGAGTATCAGGCCGCTGAACATGAGGCCTTTAGCCAGGACAATGCTACAAAGGCTGAACTGAGGGAACGCATTGCGGGCCTCCTGCGGTCAGCCTACTCCGTGAAGGAAAAACCCGCCATGGAGTGGATAAGGAATTTTTTGGAGGACACCGACAACAAGTTGCTTATTTTCGCCTGGCACCGGGATGTGGTGGACCTCGTGACGGCTGAGATGAAGGAATATCACGCCGCCAAGTTATACGGGGGAATGTCTACTGGGGACCGGGACAAGGCCGTTCAGAAATTTGTCAATGATGAAAAGTGCCGGGTAATGGTCGCTAATATCCAGGCCGGGGGCGTGGGCATTGACGGGTTCCAGAAGGTATGCAGCCACTGCGTGTTCCTTGAATTTAGCCATACCCCTAATGACCACCGCCAGGCTGAGGACCGCCTTCATAGAGGTGGCCAGGGAGTCCCGGTCAATTCCTACTACCTCGTGGCCAAGGGCACGATTGATATGGACGCAATAGAGGTCCTGGACCAGCGTGCTAAAATGTTGGACGGGGTAATGGACGGCAAGGCCCCGGTTGATATGGACCTACTCACTGAAATCCTAGCCCGCCGGGGCAGGTGAACCCCTATTGTTTAAGGTATAACCCATCATGCTTACCAAAGAACCAATTGACCTATCTATTGAACGCCGGGTGTTGTCTAACCTGATTATGTCCACCGAACTACTGGCCCGTTGCCGGACCGCCGGGGACCCTAAATTGTTTGAGTCCGGGCCCAGCCGGGCAGTGGCCTCCTGGGTCTGGGAGTATTTTGACCGCCGTGGGGAGGCCCCCGGAAAAGCCATCAGTGATATTTACCGACAGAGGGCGGGGGAACTCCAGCAGGCAGATGCCGAACTGGTCTATGACTTTTTGTCCACCATGAGTGACGAGTGGACCCCGACCAACAACGCCCTTGCCGTGGATATGGCTATGGGCTATTTCAAGCAGCGGGCCGTGAAGATGCTCACTGAGGACCTAGAGCGGGCCGTGAAATCCAATGATACCTCGCATGCGGAGCGGCTTATTGCTGAGTTTGTCCAGCCCACTGTTAGGAACGCCCATGCCGTAAATATCGCCACGGACTCCAATGCGGTGTTCAGGGCCTTTAATGACGAGGATGAGGAGTTGTTTAAGTTCCCGAAGGTCCTGGGCCGGGTCATTGGGCCGTTTATCCGTGAAGACTTTGTTGCCTTTGCTGCCCCTCCGAAAAGGGGCAAGTCATGGTGGCTTATGGCTACTGCCATCACCGCCTATCTTCAAGGCAAGCAGGTCCTTTTCTGTTCGCTGGAAATGTCGGAGCCGCAGGTGATACGCCGTTTTTGGCAGTATCTTTCAGGTTGTTCCCGATATGGGGAAAAGGCCCCGTGCCCTCAATTTGTAGAGGCCGGGCCAGACCAGTGGGCCCTTGAGGATAGGGAATTTCAGACCACCCGTGTAGATAGCACCCCGGCAGGCATTAAGGCTGTCCAGGACCGCCTCGCCATGTATAACCGGGGAGGCCGCCTGGAAATAAGGACCTGGCCAACGAACTCCCTGAGCGTTGCCGGACTCCGGGCTGAACTAAAGTCTATGGAGGTGTATGACAAGTTTGTCCCGGATGTTATCGTGCTTGACGCTGCAGATAATATGGACCACGGCAGGAACAACCTAGATGAACGCCACCGCCTTAATGCGACCTGGATGGCGTTGAGGGGCCTGGCATCTGAACGCAAGGGTGCTATCATTACGGCATCGCATACGGGCCGCCAGACAGTGGGCGGGACCCGTGACGCAGGTGATGCCGACCTATCCGAAGACATCCGCAAGTTAGGCCATGTGACCAAGTTGATAGTCCTTAACCAGACTGAAGAGGAAAAGGAGCGGGGAATTTACAGAGTGAGTTGTAAGACCCAGCGTGAGGGGGCCGCCGTCATGGAGCAGGTTGTCTGCACCTCCTGCCTGGCTATTGGCCGCCCGTTCCTAGAGGCCCGGATGCTCCACGAGGTGGCAGTGAATATGGACGATGAGGAATATGAGGACAACCCGCCGCCCAGACGGGGCAGGAGGGGGAGCCGATGAAAATTTCAACGCATACCCCCTGGCAGCGGCACCTGGGCATCTGGGTCAAGCGTGAGGACCTATCCTGCCCGCCGCCCGGACCCTCTTTCAGCAAGGTCCGGGGCCTAACATCCTGGCTGAAGGGACTCCGGGCCCAACTCATTCCCCCGACCTGCGTTGGGGTCCTTGATACCCGTCACTCCAAGGCCGGGTGGGGGGTGTCCTACCTTGCCCCTGATTATGGGTTCCCGGTCCGGGTCTATTACCCAGTATTCAAGGATGACAAGCCGGGGGACCTCCGGGAGTCACAGGCCCACGCCCAGGAACTTGGGGCCACGCTGGTCCCGCTCCGGGGCAACCTCATGTCTGCGGTTCTCTGGAACATCGCAAAGAAGGATTGCGTGGAGCACGGAGGGGCTATGGCCCCCAACGGCCTAAAGTTTACCGCCAGCGTGGAAGCAACCGCCCAGGAACTGACAGAAACATGGCCAGAATACATTATTGGGCCCGTCAATGTAGTAGTGAGTGCCTCAAGTGCTACATTGGCATCCGGGGTGGCCCTTGGGCTGTCCCGGCTTAACCGCCCGCAGACTAGGCTAATTGTCCACTTGGGCTATTCCCGGAGCCACGAGCAGGTCCTGCGGTATATGGCCAGCAAGGAGGTCCCGCAGGACTTTATCAACTCTAGTGTAGAACTAATTGACGAGGGCTATGCCTATGCGGACCGGGTAGACACCCCGGTGTCGTTCCCTTGTAACCCCTACTATGACCGCAAGGCCTGGAAGTGGATTATGGAGAACCGGGACAGCCTCGTGGGTGAAATAGTCATGTGGAACATAGGGGAATAGCCCCGGCAACCCCGGTATAATCTGAATATGGATGAATTCAAGTCACCAGTATCTTTGCGGGGGGACCACTACTGGTGCCCCCTATCACTCCAGGTAGATGCCTATTGGCAGTGCGTGGGGTGTCCTATGTGCTACTTACGGAGGATGAACCGCACCTGGGGAATGGCCCAGAAGGTAGCAAACCCCGAAACAATCCGAAAAGAACTTGAAAACGGCCTAAAGAACCCGGCCCCCAAGACTCCCCTGGGGAGGGCTATCAAGGCAAAAAAGACAATCCGCTTTGGCAATAAGGCAGACCCCTACCAGCCTATTGAAAAGGTCACAGGGGTGTCCCGCCAGATACTCTCAGTGTTTAATACCCTTGACTGGTCCTATGTAGTCCAGACAAAATTCCCGTCTTTATTGGTAGGCCGGGACCTGGATATGCTCAAGGACTCTAGGGGCAAGGCCACTGTAATGATTGAGATGTCCCCCGGCCTAGAATGGGACTGGGAACACCTAGAGGGTAAACTCACAGACCACCCGAAGGTCCGATTGGATGCCGCCGCTGAACTTATGCGGGCTAGGGTCCCGGTTGCGTTTAATGGTGAGCCCTTTGTCCCCGGCCTTCATACCACTGCCCAGTTCCGGGCCGCCCTCCAGGCAGTTAAGTCCGTGGGGGTCCACACCTACAACACATATTTTATGCATATCAACGACTACAACCTGAAGGCGATGAACGCCGCCGGGGTAGATATTGAGGCAATATGGAAGGGGACCCAGGATGGGACCTGGGGACCTATCCACCGGGAACTTATTGAGATTGCCAAGGCAGAAGAGGTGGCCCTGGGGTGCCCCGACTTTTTAACCAGCCGGGAATACATCCAGGCAGCAAACACTTGCTGCGGCATGTCGGTGCCCAACCCCTCCACCTTTACAGTGATGGAATGGAAGAGGCTATGGCTGGCCGGGGTCCGGGACATTGACGACATTATTGCCCAGACCTGGGATGGGGTGGGGGACCTAGATGAGGCCCGTGCCATCCTATCCGGGCAAAGGCCCGAAGTGTTTAGTATAACAGACCTAGAAAAGGAACTCAACGGGGCAAACCGCCCCAAACTCAAAAGAGGAAAACTGCTATGACCCTTGATGAAATCAACTCTATGGACTACTGGGAGGCACGCAGGTATATCGCCACCGCCGTGCCCCGGCAGACCACGCTCAATAATTCCCCTGGCGACCTCTACAAGCAGAAGCAGAAGGGCCGCAAGTCTAACTATCATCAGTTTAACCTGGCGACCGGGGAAATGGACAAGTTGGAACGCATCTTGTCCACGGAGGGCCTTCAGTCCTTCATTGAGGTCAGCCTCCGGGCCCAGTCCTGCCCGATGCCCCTTAACCTGGACACCTGGGATGGGCTGCGTTGCCCGATGGGCTGCCGCTATTGCTTTGCTGATTATTTCCGCAGTTCCCTCTATACCTCGTTTTTTGACAACGGGAAAAACCTCAAGTTGCGTCACTGCGACCCGGCTGTGGTAAACAAGGAATTGGACAAACTCCTGGGACATAAGGGCGAAAAGGTGAGCGGTGAAAATGAGGTCCTGAACGCTGTCCGTTTGGGCATCCCTATCCGCTTTGGCATCCGCTTTGAGGACTTTCACAATGCCGAACGCAAGCACGGCATTAGCCTGGCGGTGCTTGAACACCTCCGTGACTGGGGCTACCCCACGATGATTAACACCAAAAGCCCTATTCCCGGCAGTGATGACCGCTACCTCAAGGCCTTGTCGGAAAACAAGGGCAAGGCTGCCATCCACTTCACGCTGATTAGTTCTGACGAGGAATTTTTGAAGAGAATGGAGCCGGGTGCCCCTGGGTTCCACGCCCGCCTTGAGGCTGGCCGCCGCCTGACCCAGGCCGGGGTCCGGGTTGTAGCCCGCATTGAGCCCTGGATGATGTTTATCAATGACTCCAAGGACAAGGTGGATGAATACATTGGCTGGATTAAGGAGGCCGGAGTGACCCACCTCACCTTTGACTCCTACTCCTACTCAGCGAACTCCCGTGGCCTCGCAACGAACTTTCAGAAGATGGGCCTGGACTGGGACAGAATGTTCTTGACCTCCTCAGACTCCCAGGGCCTCTCCAGCCTTATGTTGGGCAAGTTTATGCGATACTTTAGGCAGAACGGCCTCAAGTGCTCCACCTTTGACCAGGGCAATGCCCCGGAAAATGATGACTGGGTCTGTTGTTCGGTGGGCGACTTTTTCACCGGGTTCAACTGGGGCTGCGGTGTCATGGCTATCCGCTTTATTCAGAGCCGGGGGACTGCCCCGACTACCTGGAGGGACTTTGAAAACTGGGTGCTCTCTAAAGGTGGCTGGCTGTCCACGAACCTCCGAAAAGAAGTCAAGACCCTCTGGAACGCTGAAGGCGACAAGGCCTGGCCGATTGACTGGGGCCAGGGTGTGATTGCGATTGGAAACAATGAGGATGGCCTCGTGTGGAACTACCAGGGCAAGGATGATTTCAGGGTCCAGCTGTTCCGTGATGTGTTTGGAGGCCTCCCGGCCCCGAAGGTATAAAAGCAAAAGAACTGAAAAGGAAAACAACTATGAAAATTCAAATCACCAAAAGAACCGAACTGATGATGGCCCAGGCCGTGGCCCTCGCACAGAATGGCCGTATGAAATCCCATATTCATGGCAACGGCTCCGAACTCTATGTGGCCAACATGGATAACACTATCATCATCAGTTTTACTCCTGATATGGTGTTCCCGGCGGCCCTGGACTTTTTCGCCAATGATTACGAGTCCCCGAACATTGAGGTGGAGGGCGGCCAAGTCTGCTTTATTACCACCCACGGGGCCTATAAGCAGAAAAAGACTTGCGGCTGCCCCAAGACTACCTTCAACGAGGTCCGTGACATCTATTCCAAGTTTAAGGACTTTGACCAGTCCACCCCGGTTGTCCTCAATAAGGACATCCTGACCCTCCTCAGTGATGACCTCAGCCATGTGGAACTCCACAGCAAGAACGGGTCCCTGATGCTGATGCAAAAGAACATCTACACGGGTGGCCGCATTGAGATTATTGGGGCGGCAGAGTCCAAGGGCCTCATCAAGTTGAACGCCCTCCCCGCCGGGTTCAAGCCCATTGGCCTCCGCACGGCTGACCTCAAGGCTCTGTTCTCATTCACGAACACCCTCACGCTCTATCCGCAGCCGGGTAAGAACTGGCTGGCCTTTAAGGACTCCGAAGGGGTCATGGTGGGCGTGATTGCTGCTTGTGTTTACGATGAACTGGGCTACATTACTGATGCCGCCTCCGGGGTGACGCAGGAAACGGCAGAGGACCCGGATGATGTGATTCAGGTTCCTGAAGGAGGTAACTAACATGGGTGGAAAAAGCCGCAAGACCGGGAATGTGTCCAAGGCCCTCATTGACCGCATCAAGGCGGGCGGGTCCCTCCAGGCTACTGCTAAAAAGGCCCCGACCACTAAAAAGGCCCCGAAGGTTAATGCCTTTGGCCTGGGCCTTGTTCAGCCGGGGAATGGCTAGATGAAAAGACTTGATGCTGATACCTACCTAAAGGCCGCAGCTGCCCACTGCCATAAGTATCTGGGGGAGGCTCCGAACTTTCTGATGTCCCCCTACTGGCTCCGGGCATGCGGGTATCTAGTGTCACGCCGCCGCAATTCTTACGGCAGGGAGTCAATAGAGGTCCGGGACCCAGAGGATGGGCAACTTGTCCTGCCGGGTATCTGCCTGGATGACTATTCCCTTGCCGATGAAAAATTTGAGGCCGGGTTTGCCACTGAAAGTGGTGTTCCTAGCCTCTGGGACAAGCAATATGTATATAGGCCCAGCCGCATCCTAGACGGGTGGCAGGGTGGCCAGTTCCGTGGCCGCCGCAAGGCCTTGTCGCTTGCCCTCCGAAACCTTAATGCCCGCCTGGAAAACTGCCAGCTGGTCCCGTGGGAAAAGTCCCGTGACGAAAAGGCCACGCAGGACTACCTAGCAGACTGGGCCGGGAAAAAGGGGGACGGGGTATTTGACCCGGACCGATTGGTGGAAGCAGTATTGGGGGAACTCCCCCAGGGCCTCGCCTCCCGCATGACCCTTTTAGTGAAGGGCAAGCCCATGGGGGTGAGTGTCATTGACTCCGGCATAGGATGCTGGATAAATTACCGCTACTGCCTGGTGTCGCCGGGCCTCCCCGGACTCTCTGAACTCTGTCGGATGTTTACCTGGGACTACATAACCCAGTCTGCATTCAAATTTATTAACGATGGGGGCTGCCTAGACTGCCCCGGCCTGGAACAATTCAAGGACAAGTTGTGCCCGGCATTTAAACTCAATGTCCCAACTACAAAGGAATAATCAATGATTACTCTCGCCAAAACAACCCTCCAGGACGCCATGAAAAAGTGTATGCCCGGCGTTGAAACCGGGTCCAGCCTCATCGTGGGTGCTGACGCATTCCTCTTCACTCCGGGCTACCTCCACACCTACAACGACACCATTGCGGTATCTACCCCGCTGGCTGCTGAAGGTCTTGAAGGTGCTGTCAAGGCCGCCGACCTCTTCAAGTTGGTCACCAAGATTAACGCCCCGATGATTAGCATTGAGGTGAACGGCCCGGAGGTGAACCTCAGCGGTGGTCGCACCCACGCCCGCATGACGATGATTGACGCCACGAGGGTCCGTGAATACATTAACACCCTGGGCCTGGACGCAGCAGAGTGGAAAAAGTTGCCGGGTGGCTTTATGGATGCCGTCAAACTCTGTAAACTCTCGTGCAACCCGTCCCCGCTCCGTGGTATTGCCGTTGCGGCCTCCCCGGATGGTCAGAACGCCCAGGTGATGTCCACCGACCAGTCCCGCATTTCCGTTGGTGCCCTCCAGGGCAGCATGGACCCGCTTTGGATTGATGACCCGGTGGTGAATGACCTCATGAAATTGGGTGACCCGACTGATTACGCAATGGGCGGCCCGTGGCTCCACCTCAAGTATGCTGACGGGACCATCTTCAGCTGCAAGTTGAAGGACTGCGCCCAGTTCCCGGTCACGATGTTTAACACCGCAGTCACTGAGGCCCAGGGTGCCCCGGCTATCCTTGCAGGCCGCCTCCCCAAGGACCTCCTGGAAGCAACGGGCCGTGTGGCTACTATGGCCAGCGGTATTGACGGCAGCAGTGCCTCCCTTGTCCGCTTGACCTTCAAGAAGGATGGCCTGGAACTCTATGCCAAGAAGGACACTGGTGACGCCTCCGAACTTGTCCCGTGGGACACCCCGCTGGAAACGGACCTGAACCGGGTTGTCTGGGTTGACACCTCGTTCCTTATGGAGGCGGGCCGCAAGGCTATGGACTTCAAGTTGGTCCACGCTGAAGGCTCTGAAACTGATACCATGGTGTTTACCTCCGAAGGGTTTGCCCAGCTGGTATCTACCGATGTGATTGAGTAGTTGTTTCCATCAGGGGGTTCCCGGCCTGGGTTTACTAGCCATTGTCCCTGGGCCGGGGACTTTTTTTATTTTTCAAGGAATTTTCTATGGGTTTTTTCAACTTGGGCCCGATGCCCGTCACCGAAAAACGCAAGGCCCCGACTAAACTGAGCGGGTGCGATGCTTGCGGCCTGGACCGCTCCGGGCAAACTGCCGCCTTTAAGGGCAACCTAAAATCCGGGGTGCTTATCCTGGGGGACTACCCTGCCGCCCGTGAAACCAGTTCTGAAATCTTTACCGGGGCCGCATATCATCATTTTTGGGACACTGAGGGGACCCGTGGGCTGCCCCGTGATTGGAAAAAGGCCGCTGCCTTTGGCTATGCCGTCCAGTGCCCGTGCCCGGATAAGGATGCCGGGACCGCCCGGAGCCTCTGCTGTAAGGCCCGCCTGGATGCCCTCATCAAGGAAATGGCCCCGAAGGTCATTATTTGTCTTGGCCCGGTATCTACCCAGGCCCTAATCTGGGACCGCCTCGCTGGCCGTATAACCAACATAAAAGCAACGGATTTTATTGGCAAGTGTATTCCTGACCGAACCTACAATTGCTGGATTTGCCCGACCTATGGGGTGGACTTTTTATCATGGCAGAAGGATGACGGCTGCCCGGAAATGTATTTCAAGCAGCACCTCCGAAGGGCCATGAGCCTCGTGGGGGTCCCCCTCCCGAAAATTCCCGACCAGGTAAAGACTACCACGGACCCCCGTGAGGCGGCCCGCTTAATTGACGAGGCCTTGAGGGAGGCTGAACCCGCTCCCGGAGCATCTGCCCCGGATGTTGCTATTGACTATGAGACAACGGGCCTCAAGCCCCATCGTGACGGCCACCGCATCGTGGCGGCCTCCCTTGCTTGGAGGTCTAAAGGGGAATACAAGGCCATTGGGTTTAAGTGGGACCCGGACTGCCCGGAACTGATAGAGGCCTGGAAGAGGGTCTTGTATAATGGCCCTGGACTTATTGCCCACAAGGCTGATTTTGAGGCGTGTTGGTCCCGGTTCCGCTCTGGCTTGGGCTCTACCCGCTCCCCCTGGCCCACGAACTGGTCCTGGGACACCTGCCTGGCTGCTCATGTAATAGACAACAACCAAAAGGTGGGCCTAAAGTTCCACACCTACTGCGAACTGGGCGTGCTTGGGTATGATGCCGCCGCTGACCGCTGGCTGAGTAGTTTTATGCCGGGTGAAAATCCTGACTCCTGCAATGCGTTTAACCTCCTCAAGTCCCGTGTAGGGGTCCCCTGGGGTGAAATAGCCTACTACTGCGGCCTGGATAGCCTTTACACCATCTACCTCCGGGACCGCCAGGAGCCTATGCTGTCCCCGGACCAGATGAGGGCTTTTGAGTTTTTTATGGAGGGCATGTTGGCCCTCGCAAAGGTCCAGTCAAACGGACTCCCGATTGATATGAATAAGGTCAACGGCCTCAAGGCTATGATGACCGAAAAGTATGAGGCCGCCCGGAAAAGGGTGATGGACTCTAGGGAGGCGGCTGCCTACGAAAAGGCAAAGGGTATGAGCCTCAACCCGGACTCTAACAAGCAGCTGGTCACCCTGCTTTACGACATTTTGAAATACTCCGACAAGGATGGCCGGGATGCCCGTGAAGCAACGCTGTCCAAGATAGGCGGGGAATTTTGCCAGGCCATACTAGATATGCGTCACTGGTCCAAGATGCGTGATACATTCCTTGACGGCTATATCCGGGAGGCAGTTTTTGACGAACCTACGGGCCAGTGGCTCATCAGGCCGTTCTTCAACCTCGCCGCCGGGGCAGGAGGGGATGGCGATGCCGGGCCCAAGACATACCGCAGTTCAGCAGACTCCCCGAATTTTCAGAACATTCCCAAGCGGGACAAGGAAATGAAAAAGTTGCTCCGCAGCCTTTTCGTGGCCCCGCCCGGTTTTAGGTTCGCAGAATATGACTACAAGAGCCTTGAGGTGATGGTCTCAGCCTCCTACCACCATGACCCGCAAATGATTCACTACCTCCAGAACCCGGAGTCAGATATGCACCGGGACACGGCAGCGGACATGTATATGAAACGCCCGGAGGACATTACCAAGGAGGAACGCAGTTCAATCAAGTCCGGGTATGTCTTCAGCAGTTTTTATGGGGCATCTTACCGCTCGTGCGCAGTAGGAATGTGGAACAATATGCCCCAGACTGCTAAAGACTGGCTAGCGAAAAAGGGCATCAGGACCCTAGACCAATTCATGAACCATGTTAAAAAGGCAGACGATATTTTTTGGAATAAGCGTTTTGCTGTATATAACCGATGGCGGCGAAAAGAGTGGCAACGCTACCAGGACTATGGATATGTTCAGTCATATACCGGGTTCAGGTGCTTTGGCCCCATGGGATATACCGAAGCAACCAACCGCTGTATTCAGGGCAGTGCGTTCCACATCCTGCTCCGGGCCTTAATCTGGAATGTCGCAGACTTTGAGGACCTGGGCCTGGCCTCTGTAATAGTGGGCCAAATTCACGATGCCCTCGTGGTCCTGGAGGCTGAAAACGAGTCCGAAAAGGTCCGTGGGACTATCTACAAAAACGGAGTCCAGCGGGTGTCCCAGGTATTCCCGTGGATTTGCGTGCCCCTTGTAATTGAGGGGGAGGCCTCCGAAGTGGGTGGGACCTGGGCTGAAATGAAGGAGATTGGGGCACTAGGCTAGGACCCCCCGGCCACCCAGGTATAAACAGAATGTAAGCGGCCCGCAGTGGTGTCTAGTCCCACCCCTGAGTCCTTTAACAACGCCGGGCCGCTTACCCAATGTCTCATGGCCTAACTGGATAAGGTGCCACCCTCCGAAGGTGGAGTATGCGGGTTCAAGTCCCGCTGAGGCAATAGGTCAACCGACCAAACCCGCTATCCATAGCAGAATGGACGCTTTCAGAACCGAGGGGGAACGGATAAAACCGCCTGACGAAAATTGTGCGTGAACAAGGTTCTGTTTGACCGAACAAATAACGGCCAAGCCCGGTGAATACCGGGGGCATACCAGCATGAGCCATAAAGTGCTGGTGGCTAACGATGGTGGCCAACATCCAGGGCGGGGACCAGGGCTGAAACGATGGCTTGATGTCCCCGCCCATACCAAGTTTGAATTTGAAAAAGGGTCTATTACTTTTGCCCCGGATTTTGTCTGAAGACCCTCTCAAAAACTCTGAGAAAATCCGGGAACCCTATATGCCCCTGGACCCGGACACCTCCCCTCACAAACAACCGGGTCTGGGGGTATAACTTTAGTATGATATTTATCATTGACGAACTCAACCCAAAGGAAAAGACTATGACCCAAGACGCAAAACCGAACCGCCGCACCCGCCGCCTCCTGGAACGGGGCTATGTTATGCCCCAGGGTGTTCCCACCTCCTGGAACCCAATGGACCGGGCCAGGGGACTCCGCCACAAAAAGCCCTACCAGCACAAGCAGGCAGCCAAGGCCCTTGCTGACCACGGCGTCAGTAGGTAGGGAGGCCACCAATGAGTGAACTGAAGATTTTTACCAGTGACCGCATCTACTGGGCGGTGGAACAAGTTGAGCGGAAGGCTGGCGACATAACCGACCTTCACTTGGATGACAACTTGTTTTATATCAAGTCTGAAACTGACCAGGTGCTTGCGACTATTCAGACAGAACGGGATGCCTACGAAAACGAACTGGACGAACTCAAGGCAGCCCAGGCTGAATTGGGCTGCGTGAAAACGGCAGCAGCTGCCCTGCTTGAAAACTACTCCGGGCAAAAGCCCTCTGCCGGGGAGGTTGATGCCCTGGCTGAAGACATCACTCAACTCTTAACTGAAAAATACAACATTTCCAAAGGAATTATCTAACATGTCCCTTTACCAATCCCACCGCCCGGCTACCCTTGATGAAGTCATAGGTAATGAGGCCACTGTTGAAGGCCTCCGGGCCCACTTTGCCCAGGAGCCCACCCGTGTATCCCACGCCCATATTATCTATGGCGACAGCGGCTGCGGCAAGACTACCCTGGCCCGTGCCGTTGCCCGCTCTATCCTGGGGGCCACGGATATGACTATTCATGAAATCAACACCGCCGATAACAGAGGCATTGACACCATCCGTGAAATTATTGAGCAGCTGAAATACCCGCCTATTGGCGGCAAGTCCGTGGTCTATATCATTGACGAGGCTCACGGCCTATCTACTGACGCAAAGAGGGCATTGCTCAAGCCCCTTGAAGACTGCCCCAAGCGTGTTTTCTTTTTCCTCTGCACTACTAACCTCAAACAACTCCTGAAGGGTGACGAGGGCAAGGCCATTAACACCCGCTGCACCCAATGGGAGGTTGCCCCGCTTACTCCCCGCCAGGTTGTCAAGTTGGTGAAGGGCGTGGCCGCCTCCGAAAATTATGAGGTGGACCAGGAACTGCTTGAGGCTATCGTGGCCGCCGCTGACGGCTCCCCCCGTGCGGCCCTCGTGGCCCTTGAAAAGGTGATGCCGATAACTGACCGGGAGCAGCAGCTGGCCGTGTTGAAGGGAGGCCTTGAAGATGACCCGGACACCCGTGAACTCTGCCAGGCTATCCTCAAGCGTGCCCCCTGGGGGACCATTGCCGGAGTCCTGGCCAAGTTGAAAACCGCCCAGGACCCCGAAACAATCCGAAGGGCCGTGACGGGCTACATGACGGCAGTCCTGCTTAAAAGGTTTGACCCGGTTGCGGCCCTGGCGTTGGAGGCCTTCAGTGAAAATACCTATGACAACGGGTTCCCGGCTATTGTCCTGGCGGCCCTCCGCTCGCAGCCCCATGGGTAGGTCCTAGACTCCCGGCCCTGAAGGTATAAAGCAAAGGAACCGAAAAAGGAATTTACAATGGAACCAACTATCAACTCTAACAATGACCTGGAACTGGACCGCAGCGACCTTATTGGGGAGGCTGCCCGCCAGGCATCTCTCTATGGTTACTATGCCGACCAGGCTGTGAAGGCCCGCAGTGACCGGGACACCGCCGTGAACCGCCTCACCCAGAGGTCTGCCGAACTCAACTTGCAGTTCCGCAAGGAGGCTGCTGACAACGGCAAGAAACCCACTGAAGGGACTATTCAGGCCCAGCTGGATGCTGACCCGGAACTGGTGGAACTCAAGGCGGCTGTGGTCAGGGCTAATGCGGACTATATCACCCTGGATTCTATGCTCAAGGCCCTGGACCATAAGAAGTCCATGATTGAGATTGTGTCCCGCCTGACTCTCTCTGAAAAGTATGCTGCATCAAAGGCTAATGACCCGACCCTCCAGGGCGGGGCCTATGGTGATGCCTCTGCCGATGCGGTCCGTGATTATCTTAACCAATAAGGAAACCCACTATGGCATTCAATCGCAGTTCTATTGACCTGGGCTCCCGCTATGCGCAGCAGGCAGCCAACTCTGACTCTTACGGGGAGGCCCGCCAGTCCTTTATGAATTGGGCGGGGGTCAAACTCAAATTCTTTACAATGAAAAAGGAAATGGACCGGGTGAACCTCAACATCCTGCCCTACCAAATCAAGTCCCCGAAGCACCCGGAGGTTGTTGCGGGCCGCCGCAAGGTAGGCCAGTGGGACTACCTCCTGGATGTCTGGGTTCACCGCAACCTGGGCCCGAACAAGAAGGATATGCTGTGCCCCAAGGCTACCTACGGCAAGGCATGCCCGGCTTGCGAAGAGCGTCAGAAACTTTATGATGAGGGCCGTGATGAGGAGGCCAAGGCCTTTACCCCCTCCCGCCGTGCTATCTACAATGTTCAGTTGATTGGTCGCAACGGACCCGAAGATGCCCCGATGATTTTTGCGACCTCCCATCAGTGCTTCAATAAGGAATTGATTGAGGAGGCCGGGGCATCCTCTAAAGGCCCCGTGCCTATCCCGTTTGCGTCCATTGGCCCGGATGGCAAGGTGGTGTCGTTCCGTGTAAGCGAAAAGACCCTGGGCCCCAATAAGTTCTGCGAGGCCAAGTCATTCCAGTTCCTGGACCGGGATGAGGAAGTGTCCGATGATGTCCTGGAGCAGTGCGTGAGCCTTGACGAACACCTTATTGTCCCGACCTCCAAGCAGATTTTGGATGCTATGTATGGCAACGATGAGGATGAGGCCGTTGCCCAGGACCAGGAGCAGGACACGCAGGAATACAACCGCCGTGACTCCTATGAGGATGACCGCCCGGCCCGCCGCCGTGACCCGGAACCTGAGCCGGAATATGAACCCGAACCGCCCAGGGAACGCCGCCGCCCGTCTTATGAGGATGAAGCCCCGCAGCGTGAACGCCGCCGCCCGGAGGTTGCAGAAGAGTCCCGTGACCCGTGGCCGCCGCAGCCCTCTATGAGGCCTGAAGAGAATGCCCCATCCATGCCGTTTGACGAGGCTGAGGAGGCTCCCCGCCAGGAACGCCGCCGCCCGGAACCTCCCCGTGAGGAGGTCCCCCGCCAGAGCACGCAGTGCCCGCACGGCCTGAACTGGGGAACGGATTGCGACCGCCACAATGCCTGCGGAACTTGCCCGGATGCTATCTATGACAAGTGCCGGGCAGCAGGTTCCCGCCGCCGCTAAAAATTACCCGGATGAGGTGACGCCCCACTGCCAGTAAAAGTTGGCAAAATAGGACAGTGGACCCGGCGGGGCCTCCTCAGTAGGACCATGAGCCAACATTAGGACCTACTGGGCAACCCCTGGAATTGGCCCAGGGCACCTTAACCGGGAACAATTTGCCATAGACTCACTTGATTGGGTTAAGGGCCGGGGCCATTAAGGTCCCGGCCTTTTAGGTATAATCTACAAGTAAAATGACTAATAACATTCAACAAATAAGGAATATGCTCATGGCTCCTGCTAAAATCAACGCCTACCTCCCCGACAAAGGCGGCCCCCGTATGCTGATGGGCTGCGACCTCCTAGACCTTGCCGTGGGCGGGGACAAGGGCGTGCTGGGAATGCCCTATGGAATGGTGCTTAACATTATTGGCGACAAGTCCGCAGGCAAGACTTTTCTGAAAAATGAAATTATTGCGGCAGCCTACCATAAGCACCACGAGGGCGTGGCCTGGTTCTCTGATGACACAGAGTCCGGGGACACCTTTGACACCTCGTATCTTTATGGCGTAAACATCCACCCGGCTGACCAGAAGATAGGGAACAAGGTTGTTCAGGACTCCGAAACCATAGAACAGATGGATGCCCATGTGTCTATGTTCCTTGAGAACCTTATGCCCGGCACGCTGGGCATCTATGCGGTGGACTCCCTTGACGGCCTTGCAGATGCGTCCCGGTTGGATATGGAGTCCAAGCGGCTTAACCAGGCCAAGCAGAACCTGGAGGTGAAGGACCCCGGTGACTATGGGGCCCAGATAGCCAAGTTCCTCAGCCAGCAGTTTTTCCGAACCAAGCATGCCAAGTTGGAAAAGGCCAACTGCTCCCTCATCATTGTTTCCCAAATCCGTGATAAGTTTGGCGGCACGGGCTATGGACCGAACTGGGAAGTGTCCTGCGGCAAGGCCCTTGAATTTTACTCCCACACCCGGATTTTCCTCAGGACCATCAAGCAGATTAAACGAGGCGGGGACATCGTGGGTGCCTATGTTGAGGCATCGTGCATTAAGTCCAAGACCCCCCGCCCCTATCGCAAGGTGCGATACACTGTGTATTTTGATTATGGGATAGACAACATTGGCTCCAATCTTGACTACCTCTACAACCTCCGGGATGACAAGGGGGACCTCACCAAGGCCGCTGATAACATTCCCTGGGACGGCAAGGCCGCTAAAAACCTTGAAACCCTCACCCAGTGGCTAAAGGACAACAACCTCACGGATGACTGCCGGGCGGCTAAAAAGGCAGCTGGCAAGGGTTCCACCCTATCTGTCCAGTGGATTACCGACTGGGCTGCTGAAGACCCGGCCCGCTCCGAACTCTTCAACAAGACCTTTGGCGTGACCTATACCCGTGAGGAACTCATTGACCTCTGCGACCGGGACAAGGCTATGGCTGCGGCCCTCACCAAGAAGGTCCAGGCCAAGTGGGAGGCCCATGAGGATGAAATCAAGACCAAGCGGGCAGGCAAGTATGCCTAGCGTGTCCCAGCGTGACGAGGCGGCAATGGCCATCTGGAATAAACTGCGAAAAGTCCCCGGCCCCAACGCCGTCCAGACCGCCCTCACCATGATTTTGAACGGGGAATTTTCTGCAGATGAACTGGCCTTTATAGTGGCCACAACCGCCATGTATCCGTTGGCCCTAGCAGAGGCCCGGAGCCATGACAAAGGATAGGACAGACCTATGATTGTATGCGATATTTGCCGCAAGCAGAGGCCCCGGCGGCAGATTAAGGTGAAAGACACCTACTATGACAAGCCCAGGAGCCAGGGCACCCAATATGACCTCTGCGAGGAATGTTTCAAAAAGGTATTTAAACCCGTGCTGGATAAGCAAAAGGACTAAACTATGAGCCATAAAATCTATATAGGAATTGACAACGGCGTGACCGGGACCATTGCCTGGATGGGTGAGGGTGTCGCTGCGGACATGATTGAAACCCCGGTCAAGTCTGAGCAATCCTATACCAAGGAAAAAAAGAACATCACCCGGATAGATTACCCGGAGGTGGTAAACTGGCTGAAGGCAGTCATCCGTGGCCTGGACAGCCCGTCAGAGGCCCTAGTGGTCATTGAACGCCCGATGATTAACCCCATGAGGTTCCAGGCCTCTGTAAGTGCCGCCCGGAGCCTTGAGGCTACCCTTATTGCGATTGAGTCCCTGGGCATTCCCCGTATGTATGTGGATAGCCGCCAATGGCAAAAGGCCCTCCTGCCCCACGGGTGTAAAGGACCCGAACTCAAGCACGCCAGTGCGGATATTGGTTGCCGACTTTTCCCCAACCGGGAAAAGATTATTGGCAAGCACAAGGATGCGGATGCCCTGCTCATCGCAGAATGGGCCCGCCGGGAGGGTCTATGAACAACGGAATAGCCATTGGCCTCGCCCTTATCTGCTTGATGCTCTTGATTGTCCTATTTAAGTGGGCCCTCAATGAGTTTAAATTTATCCAGGCCCTTATTGCGGGAATCAACCAGAACTCCGATAATCAGTGGAAGGCTATCCACCAATTACAAGAACGGCCCTGCCCGCTTGGAAGCACTCACGGGGACTTGCTGAAACCTAAAGACCCGGAGGGAAAGCATGCCTGAAATTCACTATATTCCCTCTGCCCCGGCTAAAGACCCAGAAGAGTTTTTGCTGATGGCGGCCTGGGCCCTAAAGAACCGGGACCGCTTTGAGGCTAACACTGTAATGGACCTGGCCCAGCAAGCCATTACCGCCTATATTGCGGACACGGCTCAGATGAAAGCCCAGGAAAAGGCTGAGAGCCTAGTGACCACCTGCTGCATATGCGGTCGCAAGACCCTTGACCCGGTCCGTATTAAGATGCCTAATGGTAGTGTATTGCCCCACTGCAATAAGTGCGCAAATGACTTATATGAAAAATTGTCCCAGGCTAATAAGGCCCCCAACCCGGAGGGAGGCGTGAGACAAGGATGACCGGGCTGTTCAACTTTTTCGGAGTGTTGGGGGCGGCTTGTTTTGCCCTCTGCTCCCTCCCGCAGATAGCCAAATGTATAAAAGAGGGGCACGCCTCCGGGGTGTCCTGGGGCTTTGTGTTTATGGGAATAGGCGGGAATGTTTTTTCAGCCGCCTACCTAATCCACGCCGACCTACTGGCCGGGGTGACGCACTGGCCAATTTACGCCAACTATGCGGTGGCGTTCATTCTTTGCCTGGGCCTCCTATGGCTGAAGGTCTGGGACTGGCTCCGGGGCATTCCCCGGATTGAACTCAGAAAGATACGGATTGAAAAATGAAAAAGCAATACCCGCTCGCACAATACCTCTTTGAAACCAAGATGCCCTATGCCCAAGGCCGCATTATCTACTGCGTGGAGCAGTATGTGTTGCCGGGGAATGGCCCGAAACTTATTGACGAGGCCCTTGATATTGTATCCACACTCAAGGGCTTGGAATACCCCGCAGACGATGTAGGCGTGCCGCCGGATGACCCCGAAGTGGCGCAGCTGTCCGAACGCACTGAACGCTACCTGGACGGCAGGGCAATGAACGCCCCGGAGGTCTACTGCATCCGGGCTGCCGCTACCCTTCACCTATGGCCAGCCCCGGCGTTAGCGGTATTATCTAACATTGAGAAAAATCTAAAAGCAATCAAGGCTAGTTGTAATGCTTCAAACAATTCAAATTCATAATTTTCAGAGCCACGAAAATTCCCAGCTGGACCTCTCGCCGGGAATTAACACGCTGGTGGGTGACTCCGACTGCGGCAAGTCTGCGGTCATGCGTGCTATCCTCTGGGCTATCACGAACAGCCCGCAGGGTGATGCCTATGTAAGTGACTGGACCAAGACCCCGAAGGGCAAGCAGATGGCCGGGGCCGCTACCTATGTGGCAATTGATACCAACCCTCAAAAGGACCGGGGCAAGTTCAGTGTGGTCCGTAAGAGGTCCCCGGAGTTTAACGGGTATGAGGTTTTTGACGGGTCCGACAATACCCAGTTTGAGGCCCTCCGCACGGATGTCCCCAGGGAGGTGTCCCAGTGCTTCAATGTTGGCCCGGTAAATATCCAGCGTCAGATGGACCCACCATTTTTGATTGCGTCCACTCCGGGGGAGGCCGCCCGGTTCATCAACCAGCTGGTCAATCTTACGGATATTGACGAGGCACAGACTGAAATCAACTCCCTGGGCCGCTCGTGCTCCGCAGACCTCCGGGCAGCCACTGCTAACCTGGAAAAGGCTGATGACCTGGTAAAGGGCATGGAGTGGGTGGACCGCCTCCAGGAACTGGCCGAAAACTTGGCAGGGCTTGAGGCCCGCATAAACGAGGGCCGCCAGAAGGTCCGGGACCTCCAGGCAAGCCTATACAACTACATGGCTGCCCAGACTACCTATGAGGCCCTGGGCGGGCTAGAACAAGCAGGGAGTGCCCTAGAAAAGGCCAGCCGCACTGGGGTGGATATAGGGACAGCCAGCGGAAAATACAACCGCCTCGTGGCCTCCCTCCGGCAGTATAGGTCCCAGCCCGATGTAGAGGCCCTTGCGGGCCTGTTAGACGGGGCCGGGGACCTACTAGAAAAGGCCCGGAGCCTTGAGGCCCGGATTGGTAGGGACCGCCAAAAGGTAGGGGACCTGATAAAGGACCTGGAAGAGTTGAAGGACTCCCGGACCCTGGCGGGCCTAGACCTAGAGGGGGCCCAGATAGCCATCAACCGGGCCACCCGGTTGTCCCGTAAGATTGACGAGGCTAAAAGGTTCAGGGAGGCCCGGCTGAATGAGTTGAGGAGGTTCACTTGCTCCACAGAAATTGCGGCAGATGCCTCCCGGATAATTTCTGAGACCTCCCAGGCCCTAGATGGGGCAATTTGCCCGGTATGCGGGCGGCCTATCCAAATACACAATAATTCCCATTAGATAATGGGCCCCCGGCAGTTTCACTTTTTAAGGGTTGAAAATTTTTCTACTGCCGGGGGCTTTTTCGTAAATAAAATTTTACTAAAAATAATGGTTCAGACCCCTTTACGGGGGAATGAAAAAGAGTTATATTTATAAGCGTTAAAGGAACAACTCAACCGCCCCTCCGGGGCAAAGGACTAGAACCATGAAAAAGCAGACCATCAAACTCATCGCCCTCATCAAGACCCATCATGACCGCCGCACTCTCTGGGTCGGCACCCTGGCTCAGATGACTGACGCCTTTTCCTACACGCTTGAATGCGGGAACTCCTGGAATCACAAAATCAAGACCGCTGATGAAATTAAGACCCTCAAGAGCCTCGTGAGCAACCTGAATAAGTCCGTGGATGAAACTCAGGGCGGCTGCTGGGATAGGGACTTTTATGAAGAGGCCATGGACTGCTTGACGGATGAAGTAAAGGCCGCCTGGGAAACGCAGCAGCCGGAATATCCCAGCACCTACACTAAAGGCCTGGAGGCTTAATCATGGATGCTCGCAAAATTCTCCAAGACCTCCAATACAGAATTAACACCACCCCGGAGTCAGACCCGGAGCGTGAGAACGCCATCCGACTCCGTGACCGCCTCCTGGCCCGCCTGGGATTGTCCCTGGATGACCTCATCATTGTAAGGACCCGCCGGGAGTTTGAAAAACTTACCATGGATGAACGGGCCATGCTCTCGCAGTTTTTCCGCAAGCAGTTTGACCGGGAGCCGCTTATGTCGGAACCTCATCACATTGGTCTGTATTACGAAAAGGGCAAGGCCTCCCCATACAGCCGTTCCCTTCAGATAGACCTGACTGACGATGAATATACCCACCTGTGACCCATTGCTCAGAACCTCCTCAAGATATACCGCCGGGAACTGGCCGCCCTCCAGAAAAAGATAAAGCAGGAGGCCCAGGCCCGCCGGGAGGCCTATGACTACAAGTTCTATGAAAAGGCGGGTATATTGTTCCCGGCTGATGAGAACTCTGAGGCCCAGGACCCCGGATTTGGCCTCAAGGAGGCTATGGAGGCAGCTGCCTCCCTGGCTGATGTTATTTTCCCGACTAGCCACCTGACCAATGACCCCAAGCAACTCACGCAGCAAGTTTAATTATCTTTAGCCCAGAGGAACCTGCCATGAAAGCAACCGCCGAACTCTACCAGGAATGTGCCGGAATTATCAACAAGATGGTCAACCACTATGCCCTCATCTGCCCTGCCGTGGACGCAGAGGAACTGAACGCTGAGGCCGCCCTTATTTTCTGCCGGGCCGCAGAGAACTATGACCCGGAAAAGGGGACCACCTTCACCTCCCACCTCTATAACCAGCTGAAGGCCCTCACCCACTTCATCCGCTCTAGTGCCCGCCACGCCGGGGAGGTCACGAAACTTACCGACCCCGAAACCGGGGACCAGGATGAGGCCCTGAACCTCTGCGGGGAATGGGATGACCACGGGGAGGGTGAGGACTACTACCTGGCCATGGGTCCCGATGCCCGTGCCGTGGTGGACCTCTATTTTCAGGGTAAGTTAGACCCGCCCGCCGCATCCAAGGTCCGCAAGGGGACCCAGCTGACGGCCTGGGGAGCATACCACCGACTTTTCCGCAACCTGGGATGGACCTGGGCCAGGACCCAGGCGGCCTGGGCAGACCTCGTAAAACACCTGAACCTTTACCGCTATGGCCTGGACCTGGATGAATTCATGGAACTGGAGGGAGCATGCTGACCCGTGCCGAACTTGAGGCAGCAAACGCCCTGGCCTTTAGCCTCCCCCGGATTGCGGATGCCCTTGAAAAGATTGCGAACAACCTGGAGGCCTTAATGGCTACCAAATACACGCTAAAGACTGCGGAGGAATTGACGGATGAACAACAGAAAACCATTGAACAACTCGCCCATAGTTTACCGGGCAGCATTGTTGGTCCAGGACAAGGTTGAATATAAGCGTGGGAACCTCGCCCCGGTCCTGAAGTGGGCCCAGGAAAAGGTTGCCGGGCTTATTCCCGGCAGTTTTAGGCTGACTATCACCCCGGTTGACTACCTACTACCCTGGGAAAAAGAAAATGCCTAGACCACCAGCATATGTGCCGAAAACCAGCCCCAGGGGTCCCGAAAAGGTTGAGTGCTCAAAGTGTGGGCGGGATTCCGGGCTGCCGCCATTCCTAACCATCAAGAATATGGTCCACCGCCTTAACTGCAAGTGCTGGGTGCCCTCCCCGGATAGTCCTGGGGAATGGATTTGCCCGGAATGTCGTGACGAACTCTCACTGGAGGATGAATATGCCTAATGTAGTGGGCCGCCTTAAATACCGGGCCACCATTGTCTACCCACTCCCGGAACAACGGGTGCCGACCTCCGCAACCTACACTCTAGGATGGGTGGACGCAACGGAATGGGCCCAGCTGGACCGGGCTATTGTAGAGCACATCCAGGACCTTATACCCTACAAGGGGGACATAACAGTGGATGTTTTTCTGTCCCAAGCCCTAGAGCCTAACAATGGCGGGCGTTGGGTCCCGGTCCAGGAACAGGTGTTCAGGGCCTGGCACGAGGCAGATGGCTACCACTATGCCAACTGCGGGTGTGAGGTCCTGCCCTCAGAAATTAACGGGGGAATTTTGCCCGCCCTATTCCCTCATCAGTTCAACCTAGAGGCGGGCCGGGTATAACTCCGAAAAGGAAAAGCAACATGACCTATTTCAAGACAATTATGGCGGTGTTGGCCGCCATTGTATTTACAGCCGCAATGGTAGTCCTGCCATTTGTCCTGCTCCACTGGGGCATGGGCGTGAGCATCGTCTGTTCCATTATAGGGTCCTGGGCCTGGACAGTCCTTGTCGGCTGTATCCTGCTGCTTACGGACTTGACTGACGGCCCGGATGAGGATGAGGATGAGGATGAGGAGGATGCCCAATGAAAATTCTTTTAACTGCTGACTGGCACATCCGGGGGGACCGCCCCCGCTGCCGTATTGATGAGGACTGGATTGAGTCCCAGCGTCAGGACATTCAGGCCGTGGTAGATATAGTCCGCCGGGAAAAGGTTGACGAGGCGTGGGTGCTAGGTGATTTGTTCCACCAGCCCCGTGCAGCCACAGAGGCCGTCAATATGGTCCTGGTAGGCCTCAAGAACCTCCGGGAGGTCTGCCCGGTCTATATCCTGCCGGGCAACCATGACCTCCCCTATCATGACTATGGGAACCTGGAGCAGAGCAGCCTTGGGATTGTCCTCAAGTCATTCCCCGAACTCCGCACCCGTGAGGACTCTAGGGGGTTCACTCTTACCGCCGCCCCGTTTGGCCTGGACCCGGTTGACCCCCATACCGATGTATGGGCCACTCACCAGCTGACCTTTGAGAACGCTGAGACCAAGCCCCCTATGGCCGGGGGTAAGATAGCCCAGGACCTCCTTGACGAGGCTCCGGGCGTTCAGGTAGTGGTCACGGGGGACTATCACCGGGGCTATGTCTACACTGGGGCAGATGGCCGCCGGGTAATTACTCCGGGCTGCCTTAATATCCAGGCCGCAGACATGGATGACTACAAGCCCCGTGTATATATCTGGGACACCGGCACGGCCCAGGTCACGCCTCACTACCTCCCCCTCAATTCTGCCGATGTGGTCACGGACTACCTGGCTGCCGAAAAGGAGCGGGATGAGCGGATGGATAAGTGCCTGGAGGTCGCAACGGCAGCTGCCTCCGTGACCCTATCCTTTACCGACAACCTGAAGGCTGCGGCAGAGGAACCTGGAACCGCCCCCGGCGTCAAGGGTATAATAAACGAGGTGCTTGACCACCTCAATAAGGATAGACGATGACCCACGCAGAACTTCAAGACCTCGCCCAGGACCACTGCCTGGAGGTGATTATTTTTCCCAACCTGGAACCCGCCCTGGTGGGCTACATCTGGGACCAGGCCCTTGACGGCTCCGATACAATCCGGGCCGTGTATGACCACGACAAGGTCTTGGACTGCCTTGTTCAGCAGGGAATGTCCGATGAGGAGGCCAATGAGTGGTTCTCATATAATACCCAACGGACCGCAGACCAGTTTGAGGCAACCCGTAAACACCCCACATTTATCTACACCCATCAATAAGGAAAAGCAACTATGAAAAGACTCGTGCTTGACATTGAAACAGTGCCCCGTCCGGGCATTATGAATACCTGGTTCCAGCAGTGGGCCGGGGAAAAGAACCCCGACAAGGCCCCGGAGGAACTGGAACACCTCGCAGGACTTTACCCGGAATTTGGGATGACCTGCTGCGTCTGCCTCAAGGAATATGGTGCCGACAATATGGCCTTTTCCCGTGCCGCCCTCGCAGGTGAGGAAAAGGAAATGTTGTATGCCCTGGGCTCCTGGCTGGACCAGCCGGGCGTGGTCCTTATTGGCCATAACATCAAGGGCTTTGACATCCCGTTCCTGGCTAAACGCTATATGGCCCAGGCCCTCCCGCTCCCGAACTCCCTCAAGACCGCCGGGAAAAAGCCCTGGGACATCCAGCACCAGGACACGATGGAACTGATGAAATTTGGCGGCTATGCCCCCATGTCGCTCCGCTCCGCTTGCCTCCTGCTCAACCTCCCGGACCCGAAGGAACACGAACACGGGGACCAGGTGTGGGACCTCTTCAGGGCCGGGGACAAGGACCGCATCAAGCACTACTGCGAAGGTGATGTGGAGGCGGCAGAGTCCGTATTGAAAAAACTTGAAAGCCTGGGGGCCGTGTAATGCCTGATGTAGCAACTCTCAGCCGCCGACTAGATGAACAAAAGGAACGCCGTGCCCGTGCCCAGGGGACCATTGACAATATCAAGGCCCAGTGGAAGGCAGATTTTGGCGTGGACTCCCCGGATGAAATTGAAAAGATTAAGGCCCAGACAGAGTCCGAACTGGATGCCCTCCAAAAGGAGTATGATGAGCAGATGGCAGAGGCTGAACGCCTTATTGCCTCTGCGGAGGCCGTGCGATGAACGCCGCCGGGGTATCTACTGCAGCCGCAAGGCTCCAGGGCATACGCCAGGCCCGGATTGCCCAACGGGACCAGGCCCGCTCCGAAGTGGACCGCCTGACCCAGCGGAAAAAGGACATTGACGCCGCCGTGGCTATTATCCAGGGCGTGGCCGCCGCTACCCAGGACCAGCTGAGGGTCAGGCTTGAGGACATTACCCAGACCGCCCTTGATGTAGTGTTCCCCGGCTCCTACACCTTCAAGGTTGAATTCACTCCCCGCAGGGGCAGGACCGAAGTGGACATGTGGCTGGATAAGGACGGGACCCGGATGGACCCGCTGGACTCCAACGGGGGAGGTGTCGTGGATGTTATATCCCTGGCCCTCCGCATCTGCTGCCTCACGCTCTCTACCAACGCCCGTGTCCTGCTCCTGGATGAGCCCTTCAAGTTTATCCGTGGCCGGGCAAGGCAACGCCTGGGGGACATGCTAAAGGCTATCAGCCGCCGCCTTGGTATCCAGGTGGTAATGGTGGCCGATGTAAGCGACACTGGTATAATTCCTGACCGGGAATTTAAGGTGGGCATGAAGTGGCGCAAGTCCATTGTAGAGGCCCGTGACCCGGAGGCCTCTGATGCCTAGAGTCCGGGACCTCGCTGGCTACCTAGTGGTGGGGGCTATTGCGGCCCCCGCCCTTATTGTAGGGGCCTTGACCGCTCTGTTCTCCCTCCCCTATGTTATAGGAGCATGGGCCATATATCATGGGTATAACTACCACGAAAAGCGGGCAGCCGATAATGACCGCCCAAAGGATGAATGATGAAAAAATATAATGTCCCAGGGGAAAAGGCCGCAGCCCAGGCCCGGACTGAACGCCTGAAGGCATTCTTGACGGCGTTCAAGGGTGCCCCGATAAATACCACGGACTGGACCCCGGACCACTACAACCCGTATAAGCATGTGCGGAGGCTCTGGCCGAACTCCGAAGTGTGGAAGCACTACTCAGGCAAATACCCGCCCCGCATTGTCGTGGCTCCGGGTGTTAAGTTCTGCCACCGCCCCCAGATACAATCCAGGACCCTCTCAAGCAGCCGGGGCCGGGTCCTTCAGTGGATAGCCCTCAACCCTACCCTGACCATCAGCGAACTCGCCAAGGCTATGGGCAGGAGTGAACCCGCCGTGCGCAACGATGTTCAGAAACTCCGTGAGGCCGGGGTGTTGTATCAGACCAAGGTCTGGGCCATCCACCCGCTGCTTATTGGGGAGGGCAGGTTGTTCAATGAGACAGCCAGGCCGCTCCCGCTCCCGGATGAAACTGACGAGGCTAAAGATGACTGAAAGTGAAAGATACCAGGTTGCCCTGGCCCAGGTAGTCCGTGACCGGGGACTAGATACCCGGACCCCTACTGAAGAGGAAATGGCAGAGGCCCGTGCCGTTGCCTGGGAAAAGGTATTGAAGTGGGGGCTGGCAGGTTCTGAGGTCCCTAATGGTTGATTGGGCCCGCCTACTTGATAGCCTCCGGGTGCCTAACTGGACCAGTGGCAAGAACTGCACGCCGGGCCGGGTAAATATCCAGTGCCCATTGTGCGGGGACCATTCCAACCACGGGTCCTTTGGCATAGACAATGGGGACTATCAATGTTGGCGTTGCCCCGGCTGTAGCCCTACACGGGCCTTGTCCCTAGCCGCCCGCCTACCCCTAGCAGAGGCCCAGCGGCTGATTAGGGACTACACCACCGGGTCCGTTCATACATCTGCCCCGGAGCGAAAGACAGCCACCGGGAAAATCCTGGAGGGCATCCCAGGCGGTGCCCTAGAGCAGCCCCATATTGACTACCTGCACAAGCGTAATTTCAGGGCCCAGCAACTTGTGGAGCGGTATGGGATAAAGGGAACCGGGCCCACCTCTATATGGAAGGGGAGTGACTTCAGGCTCCGCATAATCATCCCAATTTATGACCTAGACGGGAACCTCGTAAATTTTCAGGGCCGGGACATTACCGGGAAACAAGACCTGCGATACAAGGGATGCCCCGTGGCTGAGGCCGGGGCCCACCATAAGCACCTATTGTATGGGGCCCACCTCGCCAGGGACCTAGACCGCATTGTGGTAGTGGAGGGGGTTTTTGACCAATGGCGTATGGGTCCCGGCTCTGTGGCTACCTTTGGGACCTCTATGACCCGTGAGCAGGTCAGCCTCCTGACCCGCTGGTCAGAGGTTGTATTTCTGTTTGACCCTGAAGACGAGGCCCAGGAGCACGCCAGGGCTGCCGCCCGTGATATAGCCTCCTGCGGGAATAAGGTGTGGGTGGCCCGTGCCGACCTGGGGAAAAATCCGAAGGGGGAACCCAGGGACCCCGGGGACCTGACCCCGGCTGAGGCCCAGGAACTAATGGCGGAACTGATGAGAGGTTAAAAGTAAATAAAATTTTACTAAAAATAATGGCCCGGACCCCTACCCTTTTCACGAAAAAAGAGTTATATTTATAAGCGTTAAAGGACAAAACAACCGGGCCTCCGGCCCAAAGGACTAGAACCATGAAGAACATCACCGCTATCACCAAAATGTTTGACGAAAAGACCGCCGAACTGCTTGCCCAGGGTTACTCCCTTTTTCTTGAGGGTATGCGTGGTCATCAGGGCGAAATTGGCAAGGTGGCCTTCACCAAGAACAATCGCTACTTTATGCTGGTTGCCCATGCGGTTAAATACTCTATGAGCAGCCCGGACACCTGCGTGGTTGAGTTTGGGGAGGCGGCTGAAGGTTTTAGACCGGGCGACACCCTCTGGATTTCTGAATTGCGCAACTCCGAAAAAACCACCTTTTATGCTATGGGGGATGAACGCCGCTGCTACTTTACTGCGGATAAGGCTGCGGCTGAAGAGGCCTACAAAAAGAACCTCAGCCGCCATGAGAACCGCTACAACCCTGATGGCCCCCTGAACCACTCCGAAAAGGCTATTGCTGCCTGCTTCAAAATCACCCGTAAAACCAACGGCTACAAGACAATGCCCAAAAAGGACATCCTGGGTTACTATGTGGAAAAGTGGAATGGTCAAAACACCTATGTAATAGAACTTGCTAACAAGCCTCACATCAGGCTGTCGCTCACCAAATAAATCTAGTCCGACAACCGGGGGCGGGGAACCGCCCTGCCCCCTTTACCTCTTAACCCTAACCAAGGAACCAATCATGCCTATTTCTGAAAACCTCGCCAAGATTGCCCCGGCTGAAGACCTCCGGGAACTCCCCATTGCTATTTTCCTTGCGGACCTCATCACCCGCATGAACTGGAACCCCGACCAGTTCAAGTTGTTCCGGGAATGCCGCAACCTCTGCATTGAAGTTAAGACCGGGCCCACGGGCGGGGCCGTGAACTGCCTCCAGGGCTACAACTATGCCTACCAGGTCAAACTCGTGATGGATTCTATCCAGGCCGCAGGTCTGTTTGACTAGGGAGGGACCCGGATGGCCGTGAAAGTAAATACCCGCCGGGCCTATGAGACCAAGTGCGTGACCCGTCTAAAGGGCCTGGCAGAGTCCAGGGGCATCCCGGTCCACGGGACCCGCTGGGGAACTCTGGGGACTGACCGCAGTGTCTGTATCCTAATTGAGCCCGGTGTCCCTGCTGAAAAGGTCCGGGAACTATCCCAGGAGGCCCAAAAGTGTTTCCGCAGGGCATCCGTAAGAATGGGCAATGGGGCCTCCCTACCCTATGCCCCTGAAATCATCTACCATACAATTTACCTCATCTTTTATGGAGCCAACCATGTTTGAAGTCAATGAATACACTCCCAGGGGTGGCTGGGTTAGATACCGCCGCCGTCAAGAACTGAAGGAACGCCTCAAGGCCTGGGCTGCCTGCCTCTTGCTGGTGGCCGCCTATGCCGTATGCGGCTATATTGAACGGGGGTGCTAGGCTATGGGTATGCTGTTCAAGTTGGACCCGGTAGTGGCTCCGAAGCAACCCGCTGGGCCTTGCGAAGAGGGGACCCTCAAGGACCTCGTCAAGATTGTAAAAGCCCTCTATCCACTCACGCATATGTCTGAGGACCCGGATGACCGAAGGCCCATGACGAACTGCGTCACATATACCCGATACCCTGGCGGGGGCTACCTCGTTGGGACTGACTCGCACTGCCTCGTTGCCGTCAAACTTACCGATGGCCAGGCCCAGTTCATGGACTCCGAAGGTGGCCCGGCTGCCCTGGCCAATAAGTGTCGCCTGGTATGGGCCAGGGGAGTGTTCCCAGGCAATGTCCTGGTAAAGGGTGAGGCCTACCTATTTGGCGGCCCCCGCTGGGAGTCTGACTCAGGCTGCTGGGGAGCCAACCCGGCCCCGGTCCCCTACTGGCCCGCCCTAATTCCCACGGGCTATCTTACCCCGGAGGGCCTTGCCCCGTTTGACGCCTCCCTGGGGTCCAAGGTGGACAAGGCTGTGAACGCAATCCGGGCCATATATGGTGACCCTGAAATTGGGACGGGAATTTGCCCCCGGATGATAGGGGACGCAAAGAACCTCACCACCGGGAGGGTATGGTGTGAAAACAACATCCTGGCCCTCGTGATGCCAGTTAGGCGGGACGGGTCCGAAACTAGGCTTGCGGACCTCCGGGACTTTGTAGCCCAGGCCAGCCGGGTATAATTCCGAAAAGGAAAAAGCAACATATGATAAAAAGACTCACCTACAAAACATTCTCAGGGCTGGCAGACCTCCAGGACTTTAAGGACTCCGGGGGCAGCGTAAGCCACCGCACTGAGGCAGGGGTCAGGAGGCTGGCCCGCATCAAGCGTAAACTCCGCAACCGCTTTTTCAAGGAACACGGATACAAGCCCAAAAAGCCCTCCAAGTGCTGCCCTATCTGCGGGGAGTCTAAACGCCGGGCCGGGTATTACAATGCCTGCCCGGACTGCTACCCCACCATCCAGTGGCGTGAAGACATTGCCTATATCCTGGGCCAGCTGCAGGGCCGCATGGAGTCCGAAGGGGTAAAACTCCGGGCAGAGTTTTCTGGGAGGGCCGCCAATATAGAGGCCGTGTTGAGCATCGCCCCGGAATTTATGGCACCCCATGGGGAACCCCTGCCCCGCCAAAAGGTGATTCAGTTCCGGGCAAAGCAGCAGGTCACCATGCGTGACACGGACTACTTTTGCGGAGGCCTTAAAGAATTTATCATGCATATGGTCCTGAACCTCTATCAGGGAGTGCTAGACAAGGCCACCCAGTATGTGGATAAAAACGGATGTGTGATGACGCTGGGGCCGTTTAATGTTCCCGCAGCGGGGCCGTGGAAAAACCCCACCAAGCCTACCTGCATTGAGTCTGTCCCATTCCCCTTTACCCGGAGCAAGAAACAATGAGCCTGATGGAACAACCTAATGAGAGGGAGCCGCTGAACGCCCTCAACAAGAAAATCCGAACCGCCCTGGACCTCTACCCGGACCTGCGAAAAAAGGCCCTAAAGGTGGCGACAATCCATGCAGCCGGGGAACTTACGAACAGCGTGCTGAATGACCTCCTGGACATTATTATGGCCCAGCGGGTGGCCAAGCCTACCCACCGCCGCCTCACCTGGCGGCTGCTGACCCCGCTCACCCGGCTCCTGGATAAGTCCCAGGGGACTCCGGGGCACTACTGCCATGTGTCGGAGTTCACTGACCTCCACGCCACTGACTTTAATTTCTGCCGCTTTTGGGGCCTCGTAGAAAAGGACCCGGAGCGGAGGGGCTACTGGCGGCTGACCCGTCTGTTTATCTACTTTATGATGGGCTATATCAACCTGCCCTCTGAAATTATCTTCAACGGGGGAGGGGCCAAGGTAAAATACAGCCCTGGCCAGGACCGGGTAAGCGTTGTTGACCTGGTCCCTGGATATGTCCGGGACCGCCGTGACCTGATATTGAACTATTGGTGGACCAAGGCGGGCTGGCGGGACTTGTCCCCGACCTCCCCGGAGTGGTGCGGAGGCTTTGACTGCCCCGGCCTCAGGAACGGGTCCCTGGATAGGGTCCAACTTGTTGTTGGCCCGGACCTCCAGGCAATACACGATGCTGACCCAGCGTTGAAATAATTATATTTTTCAATATCAACCTATCTAACTGGAGGACCCCCCCCCTAATGAAAACCAATGAAATTGCACTGCGGCCTATCCACTATGCCTCCGTGTCTGGCGGCAAGGACTCTCTGTATATGATGAAAATTATACTAGAGAACCCGCAAAAATACCCCCTGGA